AAAAGAGCGTCCGTAAAGCGCCCACGAGTGGCGGTATGAAAAAGGATGTACAAGTAAAGACGTACACCCGTAAGACCAAGAGCGGGAAGACCGTAACCGTAAAGGCTCACACCGCTAAGAGAAAGGCGGGCAAGCCAGACCCAAGTAGCGGAGGGGCGAAAGCTCAAAGTGGTGCAGAACTTGAACGCCAAAAGTATGAGAAGGCATATGAAAAGACGCTTCAGAGTGGGGTAGAACTTCTGGACCTTGCCACCGACAACACCCTCAAGTACAAGCAGGGGAAGAACAACTTTGACACGCTAGTAAACGCTGTGACGGCTCTTTGCCTTCCTAAGAAAGGCGGTTATGGGCTTGACGATTCGGTGAAGAACCCCATAGAGGAGACGACAAAGGTCATAAACAGCTTCCTCACAATATCCGACTTCCCCAGAGCCCTTCGTAGTGCGGTTAAGAAGAAACTCGGTGACAAAATCTCCAAGGCCTCTCCAAACGTCAGAGCAGAGCTTAGTAGAGTGAAAACTCCCGTAACCTTTGATATTCATAAGGCAAGAACATTGGTTCGTGAAGGCGTTGTTTCAGGTGCCGACCAACATTTTTGGCAGGATGAAATGCGCAAGAGCCCTGCACAAAAAGAGAGATTCCGAGAAGGCTTGCTTAAGAAGTACTAAACTTCCTAACGAATAACTAAGAACTAGTATCTTTGTACCCAAGGGGCAACAAGCCTCTTGGGTATTTTTATGTCTAAAAAGAAGAAAAATCAAACAAAGGTAGCAGACGAGGGGTATGTATTCCCTGCGACAGGAGGAAGTATTGACGATATAGACCTATCCGTTATATCCAAAGAGGTGTCCTTTGATGCCCACGATGTCACCAATAAGATAATGGAGTTTGGGAAGATACTCACGGGTATCAGTCTGTATGACTACCAAGAGTCTATCGCCTATGGGATTATTCACTCTGTAATTACTTTCTCGGGGGACGTTAAGACCGTCCTTCTCTCCCGACAGAGTGGTAAATCGGAGGCTATGGCGTTCGTTATTGATACTCTTGTAGTACTATTGCCAGCTCTTGCTAAGTTCATCCCAGACTTGGAGCAGTTCAAGGATGGTTTCCGTGTAGGGTTGTTTGCTCCGCAGTCTGACCAGGTGGTTACTACGTACTCCCGTGCGCTTAGCCGTCTTAGGTCTGCCAACGCTGAAATGGTTATGGACGACCCCGACATTGATGTAGGACTTGATAGCTCCGCTAAACTCGTGCTTACTAATGGGTCTTTCCTTGCAGGGCAGGTAGCGAGTAAGCAGAGTAAGATTGAATCAAAGACGTACGACCTCGTAATAGTTGAAGAAGCGCAGGACGTAGATGACCTTATTGTGAGTAAGTCTATTGAGCCTATGCTTTCTTCTACGGCAGGTACGCTTGTTAAGGTTGGAACTACGGGTACGACCAAGAACCACTTTTACTATGAGATTGTCAATAACCGAAAGGACGACGCTAAGAGTAAGAACCCTCTAACACGCAAACACTATGAGTACAACTACAAGGACATCATAAAGGACCGAAGGAAGCAGTTCTCCATAGACGGGAAACGCTTTCACCTTAACTATGAAGCGGACATTCTCCGTAAGAGAGACCGATGGGGAGAAGACTCCCAAGCCTTCCGCCTTGCTTTCGCTCTGATATGGGACGTTGAGAGCGGTATGCTTCTTACCGATAAGGAGTATGCTCGTATCATCAATAGAAAGCTGGGGCTACAAGAACCTAGAGTTAATGACTTTGTTGTGGCTGGGCTTGATATTGCAAAATCTCCTGCTGAGACAGTCTTAACGATAGCGAAAGTATGGAATGATGAGGAAGACCCATTCGGTAAGCCCTACAAACAGATACTTGCGTGGCTGGCTCTCGGTACAGCGGACTATGAGACACAGCACCATACCATAATGGACGCTATCATAGAGTACAATATATCTGTTATCTTTGCAGACTATACGGGGGTAGGTAGAGCAGTAGTAGACCGACTTTCTTACGCTTGTGGTGAGTATGTGGACATTGTTCCTTACACCTTCACAACGCAGAGTAAGTCAGATATGTGGTTTAACTTCATATCCGATATTCAGACTAGGCGACTTATTGTTCCAGCAAACCCTAGCGTCAGAGCTACAACGGAGTATCAGAAGTTTGAGGAACAGATGCTGAACTGCACCAAGTTCTTTAACGGACCTTACCTCGTGTGTCAGAAGGCGGATGGGTACTTTGACGACTTCGTAGATAGTGCGGCACTTATGTGTCTAGCCGCTTCAAGAGAAGTCGGTGGAGAGGTTGAGGAAGAAATGGAAGTCCTTGATAACCCCCTCTACGCTGGAGTTATTGACGAACTAAATACAATTAGAAGAAGTTCATACTAATATGAGTTACGCAGGATATAATGGGTACCCAGATTCCCCACATTGGAGTGCCGATAGCCGACAACTAACTGAAGCCACGAACACCATTAGGTCGTTTGTGATGAACAACATTGTTCAGGATAACCAATGGGAGATAGACCGAATTACGAAGTACTATCTGTTCTGGAAGTTCTATGAAGGTCTCCACTACAAGGACTTCAATGATGGGCTTCTCTCGTTTAACTACCTCAGAGCGTTTATTGACAAGGTCAATATGTTCTTGCTAGGTAGTGAAGCGTTCTCTTTCCACACACAGAGCTTATACTCTACGCAAGTTCCTCAAGACCTTGAGCGCCTTGTAGAGGAGTTGCTTATGTACCACTGGACCAAGTCGGAGAAGTTACAGCTAGCTTACGAAATGCTCCAGATGGGTAGTATCACGGGTGACTGCTGGGTAGGTGTTGAATGGGTTGATGATGACCTAGACCGCTTCTGCCGTATCAATGTATTTGACAGCCGTCAGTGCTTTGTGGAGTTTGAGAACGGAAACTATAAGAAGGTAAAGTCGTTCTTAACTAGAATGCCCCTTGATAGGAAGGGTGACAACGAGTACGCCCTATTCGTAACTAAGTGGACCAAGACACATACCGAAACGTGGTATCAGACGACAACCGCCACAGACGAAAAGGGCATCGTTAAACACAACCACGTAAAGCAGGAAAACCGCTATGGGTTTATCCCCGTGGTGCATATCAAGAACAAGCCTAACTCCTCGGGGTACTATGGTCAGTCAGATTCAAACGACATCTTGAAGATTAACAAGGTGTACAATGAAATGATTCAGCAAATCAAGGCTATCCTTGACTACCACGCTACCCCTACGACCATTATCACGGGCGCATCGGCTAAGTCCTTGAAGAGAGGTCTTGGTCAGATTTGGTCAGGTCTTCCACCCGAAGCTAACGTGTTTAACCTCGGTTTGGACGTGGACATTTCTGCGAGCCTTAACTTCGCTAAGGACTTGAAGACGGCTATGCACGAGTTGTCAGATGTTCCCGAAAACGCTCTAGGTAAGATTCAAGCTATCAGTAACACTTCTGCGGCAGCTCTCCAGATTACCTACCAGCCTCTCATCCAACAGGCGAACATTAAGGCTATGACCTACGGGGATGGTATCACTAAGCTCAATACGATGATACTCAAAATTCTCAGCATTGAGGACCCCGAGAATACTCGTCTCAACAAAATCTTTGAGATTGACCCCGACTTCATCAATGATATGAAGGTATGCCCCGTGTTTGCATTTGGGTTCCCCAAGGATAGAATGGACGAACTTCAACGCTCGCAGGTGGAGCTGTCTATGGGTATCGCTTCTAAGCGTGAGGTTATGGAGCGTCTTGGTAAGTCTAATATCCCCGAACTTATGAAGGAGATAGTAGACGAAAAGATGCAGGACGCTCTTAACGGCTCGTTTATGCAACAGCTTATGATGGGTGGAAATCCTCAAAACCCAGAGGCTATGCCACCCGAAGAAGATGGTTCAGAGTTGGACGAAGATGAGCTTGATGACGAAGCCACCGAAGACGACAATATCACGGATGTAGAAAATTAGTTTTACTTTTGTGTAACAGATGCTCAATAGAGCATAGACACATAAGTGTGACAAATCAGTAATCTTTAATTATTAACACGATGGACAGAAACAATCCAGAAGCCCTTCACGATGTAGGGCAAGACAAGACGCAGAAAGTTGGTGAGGGTTTCGTAAACCCAGGTACGCCAGAAGCTCCCCTTGTTAGAGAAGACCAGATGACTCGCTCTACCATTAAGGGTGCTTCTGAGGACCTCAAGAAGTCTCTCATCAAGTAGTCACAACCTAAGAACTCAAATTTTATCGTAGAACAATGGAAGAAGAAATCAAGGAAGTAAAGTTGCCAGAAAGTTTGACGCTCAATGGGGTCACTTACTCAGTAAAGGACACTCCCGAGCTTGTCGCTTTTATGCAGGCAGTCGCTAAGGTTGAGAAGAACAAGGTTCACTCTACTATTGACCGCCTTAAAGCAGGCATCGCTGAGCTTAGTAAGGTAGAACTTCCCAAGGAGGAAAGTATCTCTGCTAAATCAATCATTGAAGAACTCAAAGAAGCATTCGTGACGAAGGCCGACATGGAAAGTGTGGTTGCTTCGTCTGTCCAAAAGGTTGTCCAGCCGCTTCTTGAAGAGTCTAAGAAGAGTGCCGAAGCAGAACTTAATGCGTACAGAGAAAAGCTCATTGCTGAGAACTCTGCTACCTGCATTCCCGACCTTGTGAAAGGCTCTACTAAGGAGGAATTGGACGCTAGCCTCAAGGAGTCTATCCGACTTCGCTCGGCTTATCCAACCCCCAGCACTATCGGTCAGCAGGGTGTCCACGTTACGGACCCACTACTTGAACAGCAGGCAAAACAGCAGAACGCTCCTACGAACGCTCCTGCACCTGCACAACCTAAAGCCCCTCAGATGCCCACTATGGGTGGTTATCCTAGTCCAGCTCCTACGGATGTCACTACCGAAATCGGTAAGATGTCTCACGAAGAGTTCGCTAAGAGACGTGAGGAGCTTATCCGACAAGTACAACAACTCAGCTAAATAAAAACAGATGCTTACTATTATTATGATGCTCGTGGGACTTATGCTCCCACTTTCGGGTCTCTTCTTCGGGGAGACCACGTCTGCCTCCGCTAATGGCGGTGGCTACTCCACTATTCCACAGGCGGTAAGAGACTTCTACTCTAAGGATGTCCTCTTCCAAGCACAGCCAAGACTTCGCTTCTTGCAGTTTGCTAAGGTAAAACGTGACCTTCAGGCTGTAAAGGGTAAAAGTATCGTGTTCACCAAGTATGGTAATCTTCAGGGCGGTGGCGCACTCTCTGAATCGGATGTCCTTACTCCAGAAGGTATGACGACCTCTGAGGTTGTTATTCCCGTTTCGGAGCAGGCAAACGCTATTCAGGTAACGGAGTTCCTCCTGCGCACCTCGCTTCACGATGTTCTTGGAGACGCTTCCAAGCTCCTCGCCAATAATATGGCGGTAGTTCTGGATACGCAGTTCAGAGACACGGTCCTCGGCACGACGAATGTTATTTATGGCGGTACGGCTACGAGTGCTACGGCGCTTAGTGCTACCTCTGTATTTACGACTAAGACAGTTAAGGACGCTATTGAAACTCTGGCTACGAATAATGCTCCTAGAATTGATGGGGATTATTACGTGTGCTTCGCTCACCCTCACCAGCTTAGAACGCTTCGTGATGATAAGGATTGGATTAATGCCAACACTTATATGGGTCGCAGACAGCTTTACATTGGTGAAGTTGGTATGTATGAAGGCTGTATCTTCATTGAGACCACGCAGATGCCCGTTCTTTCAGCGGCTGAACTTCAGGCTAAGTATTCTACGAACTCTATTTCTACGGGTTATGAAGCCGTATTCTTCGGTGAGAATGCCTATGGTTGGGCGGTAGCTCTTGATGTTGAGCTTCGTGATGACGGCGTAGTAGAAATGGGCCGTAAGCACACTCTCGGTTGGTATGGTATCTGGGGTACGGGTATCATTGAAGAGAAGAATATCGTCAAGGCACTTACTGCCTAATCTCTAACCTCTAACGTAGTACATAATGGCAAAAACTAAGAAGGGGGCATCCCCCGAAGAAGAACTGAACGAACAGGAGTTTAATGAAACTCCTAACCAGCCCAATGAGGAAGCTCCCGAAGTAGCTCCTGTCGGTGGAAACACCGAAGAAGTCGCAGAGGTAGCTATTACCACGACCATTAAGAAGGTCACTATTACAGCTCTCTGTGATATTGACTGCTGGGTCGGAGGCGTACATTACGTAATCCGAGATAAGAAACAGATGGCTGTTCCCTCGGATGTTGCGGCAATCCTAACAACGGGCCGAAAGGCATATCGTAACTAACGTAGAGAGTGTCTCAATCTAAAGTAACTTTGAAGGAAATAATGACAGCGGTTCGGGAGCTTACTTTCGACCGCTTCATTATTCCTGCTTTTGCCATAAAGGCGAAGGCAGGATTTGGTGTGTCTATCCAACCCAAGCTCATAGACGAAACGGAAACCACCTTGGTAAAGCGAGGTTCTTATCTGACGTTATGGGAGAAGCAAGGAGAAGAACAGAACAACATCATTGAAATAGACCTCCAAGAGCGCACGCTTGAAGAGGTGATGGAACGACTTATTGAAGAAGGTATTGTAGTTGCTTATACCCCTTATTTCAGAGGAGCCGAAAAGGGCACTACCCTAATCAAGGTTACTAAGGAGCTTGACGAAGACTTTACGGCGTTTAGAAAGTATTTCTTCTCTGATGAGGAGATTATGCACGTAGTAGTTCGCTACTATGAAAGGGTTCTCGGGATTCGTGGAGAAATTACTGACGAGGTAATCTCGCAACTCAAGAGACCTTCTGAACAACACCTTGCCATTTGGGTGGCTTACCACCTAGTTGATAAACGGAGGCTGTATGAAAATGCGGCATCCTCTATTGGACAATCATTCACAGACGGCTCAGACTACGCAGGGTCCTCCGAAGCAAGTATTGGGGCAAGTACCCATACCTCTGTTCAGATAGGCTCGGTGTTCTCTATTACTGAAGACCCCACGGGAGGTTACTTCTATGAGGACTTCAATAGAATAGGCTCTGATAACGTTTGGGGTGACAGATATAGTTTTTGGTATAAGCTGATGCTTTACCTGCGTGGGCTTCTTGAAAGTGAGTTCGGTGACTTCTCATTGAGAAAGGACAACATTATGCAAGGAACTATTGAGCTGGAGCGTGCTCTAGACTTTAGAAGCTACTTTGATAGCTATCCATTTACGTTGTCCCCATTAGCAAGAGGTATTTTGTCCAAAGTTCCCTAATAGTAAAACGAAAGAAGTAATATGCTAGTTACTAAAGCGGCTTTTCTTAGGTATCAGAACATATTCTATAAGAAGCTACTGGCTACGCCTTATAAGGTTACGCTGGAAGTAGTATCTGTGCATAAAGTAGAACACCCCGAAGACGAGTTTTCCCTTGAGGAGTTTGTTGGTGATAGCTCCAGAACCTCTCAAATGTTTGAGTTCCCTGCCTTATATGAGAAGGAAATCTCAAACAGAATGCGAGACAAGTACGGACTTAGTAAAGAAGTAAACGGCATCATCTACCTATCTCCGAAACAGCTTGAACCAAAATTAGGGAGTTACCAACTAGACTGGAACAAGACCAAGGTCCATTTTAATGGGAGCACACAAGTAATTGATAAGATTATCTACCTTGAAGAAATGTATGGTAGTTGCGTAGGTATTCAAATCTTTGTCAAGGATGATGTAAGAGGAGGTTAGTATGAGTGTGATTAAACGATATAAGCCCGAGAAAGGGTTCCGTGAGAAGGATGAGGTTCGTTCTGCTTATGAACAAGTAGGAGAGTTCCCATCTAAGAGTACCCGAAGTTGGTACGCTGAAGTTTGCTCTTATTTCCAAAGCAATGAGGTTTAAGAACCTACCGAAACTCCCTAGGTCGCTTCTAAGAGTTCCTAGAGGAGTTAAACGTGTTAATGTAGCCGACCTCAAAAAAGACCTGACCGCCCTTGGTGAAGAAATAGCCGAGGAGTTCAGAGACAAAATTGAGAGCAACATACGGGAAAATAAGTATGGGTTCACCCTATCCGATACCACTATCCGAAAGAAAGGACACGACATACCTCTTATAGACACAGGAGAACTTATTGATGCAATCTACCAAGAAGGTACGGAGGTGTCTGTTGAAGAGACTCAACGAAGCGACAGCGACCTTACTAACAAACAGCTCGCTATTGTACACGAGTATGGTGTAAAGGATAAAGGTATTCCTGCTCGCCCCGTGTGGCGTAAAACTTTTGAAGAGTTCCGCCCCGTAGCTGAGAAGCGAGTTAGAACCTTCCTCAAACAACACAAACTAAAGAAGTAGTATGACCAGAGTAAAAGGGTACTCACGTAGAAGTCGCAAAGGGAAAATTATCAAGGTTAAGGAGTATCACCGAAAGGGAGACAAGCTCGCCAAAAACAAACCTAAGCCAGGTAGTAAAGCGGCGGGTGAGGAGCTGAAACAAGCTATGTTGCAGAAAGAAGCTCCACAAGACCTCCAACCTAAGTTGCCCGATTGGACTCCTATTGATGTAGGGGACGGAGTTGTCCTTCGGTCACGTGAGGAGGCTATGGAGTGGCAACGACAACAAAAAGCCAAACAAATGAAACCCAAGGAGGAGTACCGACCTGCTCCAAGGAGTTCTATGTATGGCTCTAGGTCTGCTCCCATACAACCTAAGAGTCCTCCTAAACCAACTCGTATGGAGAAACTCAGAAAGAGTTACTTCGCCCGTCTAGAAGAGAGATTAGCAAAATTCGTAGAGAAAAATGGGGGAACCTACAAAAAACAATTCTAGCTTTATCGGTTTCTTTAGAGACCTCATTAAGAACAACAGCGGTTTAAGCTCTAAGAGCTTTTTCCTTGTTCTTATCACACTGCTTGGGTGTATCTTGCTTGCTGTGGTTGGGTTTGTCCTCATTTGGGAGGTCTTGCATAGTGGTACTATTAAGACCGACCTTAACGGACTCTCCTTAGTCATTGGGAGCATCACCACAATCTTCGGGACAGCTGGTGCTACTAAGTACTTCGGGGAGAAAAACGAGAAGAAGAATGATAACGGGAATTCGTAACCTAAACAAGGAGTTCTTCAAACAATTCCATAAGATGCAGATACCTATGTCGGATGGCTCTAAGTTGGAGCTGTCCGCTCGGTATTATAAGCAGTCAAGTTACGACTACACGGAGAGTACGGACCAAAAGTACCCGTGCGTGTCTATTCAGGACTTTGCTCCGACTATCCATATGGGGTGGTATGTAGACCATAGAGAGGTGTTCCTAGGGCTATCTCCCGATAAGAAAATCGGCTACCTCGGTAAGAACCCCGTTTGGCTTGAAGCTCGCTTTGATGTTAGTGTTGCTTCTAAGGGGTACAAGGAGTTCCTTGACATTGCGGACTACTTTGATAAGAGGTTCGTGTATGCCTCGGGATTCATATTTAACGCCACGGATATTGACGGGTCTCTTGTCGGAGACGTAGTCACTTACTCTACCAGAGTTACTGATGTTCCGAGAACTGACGGAGTGCACGAGAGAAACTATGAGTTTACCCTAAACCCTTGGGTGTACTTCCAAGAACCTAAAGAGGTGGGTATCATTGAGAGCATCATCGTTAATGGCTCTCCCGTCAGTCAAAAGTAGTATCTTTGACAATAAAGAAACTGAATTATGGCTAAGAAGACTGAAACATCTAAAGAGGTTAAGAAATACCTCTTCAATACAAACCTCTACTGCGTGGAGGTTCCTATGGGGGAGGACTCGCTCCTCATCCCACCAAGAGGGATGGTTGAAGTATCTAAGGACTTCATCCTGCCCGATATTTTAGGCGTAGAACTGCGATGATAGTTGGATTTACCATACTTGATTACAAGGGAAGACAGGAGCAAGCTGTTAAGTTCATACAACGATACTGCCTTCTAGAAAGCCCCGAGGTTGCCAAAAACATCGTGGCTTTGGGAGCAGGTGTCAATGTATTTACTCCTAACGTAGATGCTGACCTCCTCTCTGCACAGCCTTTTAAGTGCGCCCCTATTGCTGTTGAGGATGGTAAACTCCTTGTAGCATCAGCGGTAAACTTTAATATAGAGTTCATTTTCAATGGTAACAGCGTTAGGTTACTGCCCACTCAATACTTTGTTATTGAAGGAAGCGACCTCTCGCAGGTAGCTCCCCTCGTAAAACGAAGGTTACTGAGAGTCTACCCCGATACAGGGGGTGCCTATGGAGGCAACTTTTGGATTCTCTCAACTGGAGCATGGAACGATGAAGGGGTGTGGATTGACTCTCAAAGCTGGATTGATAGATGAGCACTAGTATTGTTAGAACACTTAAACTGATGTGTGCCGACGACAATCCGCAGGACAAAAAGCTCTTACTGCTTGCGGAACTCGTAGACACGAAATACTCCGAAATGGCTAAAAACCAAGAGGAGATGAAGCAGAGCATTAAAGCTACTGACGCAAAGTTGGACAAGATTTTGGACCTCTTTGAGGAACAGCAGAAGGCTCACAAAGAAAACTGCCTTATCAATGAGGCTAATCGTGAGGGCTTCGCCTTCTTGTCCGTTCTGTTGAGCTATCCTAAGCTCACAGTTTTCGTACTTCTGGGTGTCCTTGCACTCCTACTCGGGACGTATAGCAAGGACCTCATTAACTGGCTTAAGTTTATATTATAGAGTATGAAGAATTTGATTATCATTTTGGACCCAGCGCATGGGGAAGAAGTACCAGGTAAGCGTTCACCAGATGGAACTCACAGAGAGTACCGATGGAGTAGAGAGCGCATCAAAGTCATCAAGGAGTCTCTTGAGAGACTTGGGTATGAGGTTGTGCTTACCAACACAACTGACCGAGAAATAGGACTAGACAAGCGAAGAAACTTCGCTACCAACTATAAGAAGGGACAGAAGAAACTTCTTCTGTCTCTCCACAACGATGCGAGCGCCAATACAGGATGGGGTAAGGCAAGAGGGTACTCTGTATGGACTACCCGAGGTGTCACTAAGTCTGACGAATGTGCGGAGATTATTCTCCAGCAGTTTGAAAAGGACTTCCCCGAGATTAAGAAGCGTGTATTCTCACCCACACAGCCTCATAGAGACTTTGAAGCAGACTTTGCGGTTATCCGTGGGGCTGACTATATGGGGGTACTCATTGAGTGGCTTTTCCAAGACAACCAAGAGGACCTCGTACTACTCAAGGATGCTGAATTGAACTCACGATACGAAGCCTCTATTGTCAAGGCAGTGGAGAGAATCAACGAGGTGTTTAACTAAGAAATGGGAAAGGCTAATAAAGTGAACTTGCTGTTAGGTGCAATAGCCATCGTAACAACGATTATAGCTATATTTGCACTCTATGGACTTAGTTCGGTAAAACAGCACAGAACCAACGAAGAGGAATTTAACGAACGCATTAGACAGCTCACTGACACTATTGCTGAACTTAAAGTAGACCTCAAGAAATATGAGACAGAAATAGACCGAATTGGTCTTGAGAGGGAGAAGTTCAGGAAAGAGCTTCACTTAATTATTAAGCATTATGGGAAGACTAATAATGAGCTTACTACTGGCGGTTGGGATGAAAACATTGACTTTCTCTCAAGAGAGCTATCCAATGAAGATGGTTTACAAGGGGGATACGATAGTTTGCCTAACAAAGCCCCAGCTGATAAAGCTAAACATAAAGCTAAATAATTTCGCCCAGCTAAGAGCTATCCACGCAATAACCTTGCAGGAGCTTAAACTGAGCGACTCCATTAGTAACTATTGGAGGCTCTCTTTTGAGACTCAGAAGACCATTAGTGCAAAAGAGTCACAAAAATTCAACGAAGCTATGCTCTTTCAAGAGTCCTTAAAACAGGAACTCTTGGAGGAGCGTAGACGTAATTTGAAGCGTGTAATTAGTGTAGGCATTGGCGGAACACTCATCGGAGCCATCCTTGGTGTTCTGTTAGCTAAATAACAATTAAACAAAACTAAGAATGGCAGATGTAGGATTATCCATTGTAGAAGGACTCTCTAGGGGTGCTTCTGCGTATCGTGAGCCTTCTAAGAGAAACGTAGGTCTCCTTGGGCAGTTTGTCCGTGGGGAGAGCTTGAAACCTATCAAGGTTTCTTCTCTTGAAGACTTCGGTACATTCTTTGGCGGGCAGAGCAATGCTCTTTTTGGACCCGCTATTGTCAAGGCTATCTTTGATGAAGCTGATGGCGCTCCCGTATCGCTCTATATCTCCCGTGTTACGGGTAAGAATGCTAAGGCGGCTACGGGAGAGGCTTCCCTCCTTGGGGGAGCTATTATGACCGCTAAGGCTGGTCAAAGAGGAGCAGAGGATGTAGGTGCTTGGGGTAACGGGGTTACTCTTGAACTTTACTCTTTTGATTCGGCAAGTCGTGGGAACTATGTGCTCAAAATCTCCTATAAGGACAAAGAGGAAACCATCATTGGTGAAACCCTCTCCGAGATTCAGCAGTCAGTTACCAAGATTAGCCGTTTCGCTGTTGTGAACTTCTCTCAGGAAATTCCCGAGGAGAATAAGGTCACTATGGAACAGCTCTCGGGGACTGTCTCTGCATCCACTTCCTCTCCAATTATTACGGGTGTCGGTACTACATTTAAGAGCGTCCTCAAGAGCGGTAGTGCTCTCTACTACAATGACAAGCTGGTAGGGACGGTCTCTTCTGTAGATAGTGACAACCAAGTAACTCTCACGGGTAAAGCCTTCATTGAGGTTCCAGAGTCTTCTTCACTCTCCCATAGAAAGGATGTAGTGTGGAAGATTGTGCTGTCAGGTGGTACTGATGGTGACGCTGTCACTATTGACGACTACGCACCTAACGCTATGGGTGGTGGTCTGTCAAGTTTTGACGGCTTTGATATTCAGTATCTCGCTACTACGGAGTTCCACAATATCCGAATGGCTAAAATCTTGAAGCAGTATTGCCACGAGACTAAGTCAGCTATCGGTATTGTTAATCTCCCAGAGCTTGCTGATGAGGGTATGGCTGAACTCTACGACATTGAGCTTGGCTCAAACGAACAGAGCTTCATCGCCAGCTATATGGGTTGGTGCTACGTACCCGATATGCAGGGCAACCCTCGTAGACTTCCCGTTATCGGACCCGTCATTGGTGCGGCTCTTATCCGCACTCCCTACATTCAAGGAGACTTTGTCCATATCCCACCTGCTGGGATTGACTCTCTGTTTAAGACCGTCACTAAGATGGAACCGAACAGACTTGGACAGGCTATGATTAACAAGCTGGTAAAGCATTACCACTGCAATGTTATTCAGAATGTAGAGAACCTCGGGTTCTATGTAGGGACTTCAAGAACGCACTCACGAAACTCGCTGTACACGAGTATTCACGTCAGACTCCAGACTTCGTTCTATCTGCGCTCTCTTAACTCGCTTATGCGCTTCTTGGAACAGAAGCCTAACACTCCCGAGCTTAAGAGAGAAGCTCTCGTTAGTCTGCTTCAGTTCTTCAAGAACGAGTACAACAACGGCGCACTAGAACGTTCTGTACCATTTGATGTTGCTTACAGAGGTATCTGTGACGCAAGCAACAACCCCGTTGGTCAGGATAGAAAGGTTCTGAACATTGACTGCGAGTGGATTCCCACAGAGTGTACGGAGAGCATCAGAATCTCGTTGCTCCGAAACGATGGAGTATTAACTGCAACTGAAAAGTAATATGGCAAGACCTCAAAAACCACAGGACGCTTACGTAACCAATGGCTGGTATCTGACTATTCCCGTACCAGGTCTTGGCTCTAATGCGAGATTTGAGACCCTTGAAGGTCTCAGTAGACAGTCAGGCTCTGTACAGACCGTAGACGCAGGGACTAATAAGGTGTACAAGTTCGCCAACCAGATTACTGAGTTTGGTGATATGACGCTTACGAGAACCTACGATGGTAGTGCGGCTGATAGAGCTATGGAAACCCTCTGTAAAACTATGATTGCCAACGGGACTAAACTCCCCGTTGTTGCTGTCAAGATGCACAATGGCGCTGAGGTATTCTCGGTCGCCTTTGAAGGTTTCCGTATCGTCAGTGAAGCTCACCCTAGCTGGGATGTAGCTGGTACGGACAAGTACGTTGTCTCTTATTCTGCTACCTGCGACGATTGGGATATTATCCCCGTAGGTGTATAGTCAAATCTAACATAAAGAAGTATGGAAAGTAACAAGTTTGAGCTTCCTATCGGGGTAACTCTCGGTGGCGAAACTCATAAGGTCGTAGAACTGATGAAGTCCAATGGTGTGGCTGAAAAGATTTTCACCAAGAAAATCTCTGACAAGCCTTACACGTGGCAAGGTAATATCTTGTCTGCGGCTATTAAGTCTATCGGAGGTATTGAGATTGGTGCGGAGGTACGTAAAAAGTACCTTGAGGATGGTGTAGTTACCATCCCGTCCATCATCTTAGACCTCACTATGGCGGAGGTTAATACCCTCATCGTGGAAATCCACAGAAGAGTATGGCAGAACGAACTCCCCAAACAGGAAGTGTTCTGCAAACACTGCGGTAGAAAGATGGTCGTGGATATTGACCTTGATAGAATTGACTACTCGGAAGAGAGCAAGCGAGAGATTGAAAACCTCCAAATGATGGGTCCCTCCCCTATCGTGGTGGAACTCAAGGATGGGTTTGAACCTACGCCTATCGGTAAGATTACAGAGAAGCCCGAGTACTCTTGGATTACTTCCTCTGTGTTTACCCGTTTCACGTTCAGATACCCCACGCTCCGTGATGCTATTGAGAACGAAAGATACTACTCGGATGCCATTGACTTTTGGCGAAGAGTTGCGCTTAACTGCTTAATCAGCATTGAAACGGAGAATGGGGACATCCTTCCTAGCGAGTTTCACACCTTCTACGGGCTTAAGATTTTCCTTGAGTACCTCTCTGTGAGAGACCTCAAGAATATCAGGAACTCCCTCATTGAGGCTCTTCCAACCCTCCCGTTTGCCTACGAAGATACTTGTCCTCACTGCGAGAGGGAGACTCCTTTCATTATGGAAGCGAGTAGTTTTTTCTCGGAATGACACTAAGTCCAGAGAGATTTCATTTAATACAAAGAGAGTACCCCTTATTAACCCTATGTGGGGAGATAAGGGGTCTCCTTTTTTCTCCGAGACCCCAAAAGAGTATAGAAGGGCTTGAGGACAGCGATGAAAACTACGACTTAGTGTCCAAAGCGTATATTATGATGAAAAGGCTTCATCAGTCGTATAGAGAAGTTCTCCTTATGGATGAGGATGACTTAAACCGCTTCTTCTCTATGGAAATGCGCCTTATTAAAAAGGAGGCAGAAGACGCTGAGGAAGCCAAACGCAATAAGTAAACTATGGCAAGGGACGCTCAATTTACCTATGACTTTGGGATTGCTATCGCCCAAAGCACAGTCAATAAGGTAGCGAGGTTAGCTGGGGTATCTCTTACCTTGGCTTCCGCTTTTTACTCCTTGCAACAGGTGTCCGAAAAGTACGTAAACACCCTAAGAGAGAACACCCTCCGCTTTGGTGGGATGGTATCTACTATTAGGGCTATGGAGCAAGCACAGGACCGACTTGTTAAGGGGCAGTCCTACTTTGATATGGATGACCAGCTTGCTGGTATGAACAAGCTAATGTCAGTTGGCTTGGACGTTAAGAAGAATATGGACTTCATCAATAAGGCGGCGCACGCCACGGGGAAGTCCTATGCCGAGTTCTCTGGAATGGTCGCTAGTGCTATCCAAGGGAACACGGGTGCTCTCGTTGAGGCAGGTCTTATGACCGCACGCTCCGTCAAGATGTTTGAAAAGTACCAAGGCAACACCCGTATGATGCAGGGAGCCATTATGAGCTTCCTTAAGAACCATAAGGGTCTTATGACGGCGATTGCTCAGGACTTTGAAACCATTCAAGACCAAACACGAAGGCTTAAAGCTGTATGGACTTCTTTTGCGCAAGCTATTATTGGGAAACCTAATGACCCAGGTAGTTTGTATGGGCAGATTGTGTCCTCTATGAAGATGATTGCGGAGAGCTTCGCCAATAACATTGACCAGATTAAGGCTCGTGGTTTTGTGATTGGTCAAGTTATGGGGTGGATAGTCCGTAATATCGGTCACACCATTAAGTGGCTTGGGGGAAAACTTAAAGCCGCCCTTGATAGTATTTGGAAGGTTACTGACAACTTCAAGGACCAAGCTAGGTCTATGATTGTTTGGTTAGAGTTCTGGAAGCTCACCATTCTTGACTTCTTCAAGGAGTACAAGAAGGAAATTATGTTCATAGGGAAACTCCTTCTGTCGTGGCTCGTGCTTAAGAAGGTGTTTGCGCTGTGGGATATTGCTAGCATTGGTGTTCTAAAGTACGCCAAGAACCTAAAGGACGTAACACGAAAGTACCGAATGTTCAGAAACCTTCTGTATAGTCGTACGGGAGGTGAAATGCGCATACTGAATGAGGTGCGTGCGCTCGGGGTGTTCTTACCTAAGACGTTTAGAAAGGCGTACCTCGGGATTACTAGAGCACTCTATCCCGTAAACATCTTCTTCCGAGACGTTAGGTATGTGCATATTCCTCGCTTAGTTAAGTCTATTAAGGGTATTCCCTCTGCGCTTGTCTCTGCAATGAAGAACGCAGGTACTATGACTAAGAGCCTCTTTGTAAACGCTGGTAGCATTATGAAGGCTTCGGCTCGTAGTGTGTACTCTGCAACAGCTGGTGTTCTCAAGAACTTCACGTCAATAAAGGGAGCGTCACAAGCTATTGGTAACGGATTTAAGTCCGCAGGGTCTTTCCTCCTTAACCTTCCTAGCTTGTTTATGGGCGCACTTAGGTCGTTTGCGGCGGCTTCTCAGGCGATTATGGCTACTAACCCCGTTGGGTGGATTACCATAGCTATTGCCCTATTCATTGCACTTTATATCAAGTGTGAGAAGTTCAGAGACCTCGTACATTCAGCCGTAGTCTTCCTCGTAGAATGGTGGAGGTTCTTGTGGAACATCGTTGCTTGGGTAATTACCAAGGTGATGACTAGTTGCATAAGGCTGTGGAGAGGTATTAAGAAGATTGGGTCCAACATCGTATCAGGTATCAAACGTATGTGGGCGTACTTCAAGGACTCCTCTGTCGGTAAATGGATTGATGAAACACTTATCCAGCCTATCAAAAAGGCGTTTGAGTGGATTAAAAACATCTGGCAGAAAATCTCCGAGATTATCGGTAAGGCGGCTAAGTTCCTTGGTATGGCTTCTGATAGTATTGCTCAGTCCACAAGTGAGGAGGCAAAACAATTCGGGGTTGTAGACCTTAGCTGGAACTCTGGCGGTAAGGGAATGGTCCTCAATAACCAGCAACTAGAAGATGGTTTCCAAAACCTCTCTGAAAACTTCGGGGACATCTTCGGTGGCGGTGGTAAGAAGGATAGAAACCCCATTATGGATGCCAAGGCGACAGCTTCTGCTAAGTCTCTTGACACAGGCTCGGGTACTACCAACAACCTATCCTTTGCAAACGGCGCAATTCAGATTGTCGTTGGTAAGGATAGCGGGTTTGATGAAAGAAAGCTCGCAAATCTTGTCAGAGAGACCATTATGGATATGGAGAGAACTAACAGCTTAAGAGGAGGAATGGGCTAATGGATATTAAGGGAATTACTAACTTTGCTTTAGCAGGAGCCGTTTCTACGGCGGCTGACATTGCTCTGAGTGAGTTTGCTTCGGTACTACGAAGAAACCCCTCTGGAGCTTTTGGTGAAGACCCAAGTAGGTTTTCAGGTGGGTACACACCTACCCGAGGTATTATTATAGACAGAGAGTATGTGCGTTCAGCTAACACTATTGACCTAAACAAAGGTTATCAGTTTCAGTTTAACCCACAGACCGTCTCTGACACTAAGAACACAACGTACGCTAACCGAAACTACGCAGGTCTTCATTATGAGGACTATTCTTGGAGTGGTGGAGGTGAACGTGTAATAACGTTCCAACTCTTTCTAGATAATACCCCAGGGTCTAAGTACCGCCAGCTTCGTCCAGAGAGCTATGGTTCTGCAAGAGCTATGGAGATTGACGATAAGGGTAAAGGGTTCCCCTACAATGAGGAGACCCAAAAGTACGAAGTCCCTAGACACACGATAAAGTCTCGTGTAGAGGGGTATCTTAGAGACTTGAACCCCCTTAAATCTCCCAATGCTGGACCTGATAGGTTTGACTTTGTTGGGGATGCTTATTCAGTCTCTAGAGTGCACGAAAGGGGAGTTCTCCCAGAGGTAGAGTTCTTACAGAGCTTTCTGTACCCTTCTAAACTCGTTGGTGAGGACACCCCAAGATTTGCAGAGGGTGGGGTAGTATCGGAAAATCAGTTCCGCCCCCCTGCAACGGCTGTACTCGCTCTTGGACCTATCTACTTAGAAGGGTTCTTGAGGAGTTGCCCTGTAGAGTACACTCTTTTTGATAGAGACTTAACCCCTATCAGAGCTAATGTAAATGTAGAATTTGTCGTTCACGAGTACGAGACCCTTGAGCGACGAGTTAAGTGGGAAAGATGATTAGTAACGCTTTTTACAACAAGAAGAACCTTATCGCTCAGTTTTTGGGCGGTAAGGTTTCCCATTATCCTATTAAGGACGCTTCGGTTACGTACTCTTGGTATGAGTACATTGTAAAGGATGGAGAGACACTCTATTCTATTGCGGAGCGCATTTTTGGGGAAGGTCTTGAACACTTGTGGACGCTTATAGCGGACAACAACCCTCCTAGAATGCCCGATGATTGGCAGGCTGGAGACGTTCTTAAACTCCCGAGGATAATCATCAGAGACTCCGATACTCAACGAAACATATACAGCACCAATGGGTAATTCTATTCAACCTAGCTTTAAGATTCGCCTATTCAACGGGCGAAGAAAGAACCTTGACGACCTTAAAGGGTCGGGGGTTGTTTTCAATACTGACGGGGACTTCATTGACATTGAGCCTTTCGTCAGTTACCCCGTTGTGTACGAGGAGAAGGCTGATTTGCTCAATACCCTAAACTTCACCATAACGAGGCACGCTGATATTTTGCTTTACTACTTCCATATCGGACAAGCTATTGCCCTTATGGGTGGTTACTACTCCGACAGCCAAAGAAGTATGAAGCACGTGTTCTCGGGGACGGTCACTCGCCTAAGAACTCGCTTTGAGGATGACGGGCGTATTTCTTTCAGCGTAGAGTGTATGAACTTCGGATTTACTAAGCTGGGTAAGGACTTCAAACACTTTGTGTACCCCGACCCCCATAGTAGCCGTAAGTTCGCCCAAGCTAAAACCCTTAGTGCTATGGACATCATTAAGGGTATTGCCGAAGAGAACAACTTTGAGTTGGGTGTTATTGACCTTGATGCACCTAATGAGGACGTTGTCTCGGTTAAGCGAGACTTCAACGCTATTAAGGTGTCTTACCAAAAGGGAGTTACTGATTGGAAGTACCTCAATATGCTTGCCCAAGACTTTGGTTGCTCTGTATGGGTGTCTAATGAGAATGGGGTGGAGAAACTGAACTTCGTGAACAAGCGTAAGGCGTTTTCTAAGCAGTCTGAGATTGGGTTCTTATACCCCTTACAAGGGCGCATAACCTCTCCAAGAGAAAACGAGATACAACAATTCCCAGACGCTCCTAGTCGCATCCGTATGCTTAGAAGCGTCTCCATTGATGAGGACATTTCTGCGGCTCACGCAGTGTCTAGGTCTGCGGTCTACTTTGATAAAACTACGGGGGAGGAAAAGTCCACTATCTCCGAAATTGAAGAGAAGGACGGGAAGCGTTATATGGTGTTCTATGAACTTGACGAGGAGAAGGTAGCCTTCATCCATAGAACGGACCCCGAAAGAGCTAAGAGAATACGAGAGTCCTCCCCAACAGGTATGGAGTGGGGTAGCAAGGATAACCCCGATAATGCGGCTTATTACTACAAGCGTACGCAAATACTTGATGAGCGCACCGCTATGTTTGATAAGGCGTTCTTTGGTATTACCTTGTCGGCTAAGACAAATCAGGACCTTGATATTCGTTCTCAGAGGTCTTACCCCGTCAGAGGTATTCTTAGTTACCACACCAAGAATTTGGACACCCATTTCTTCCTAAGAGGTCTCAAACACATTTGGGACTCTGATGGTACTTGGACTGAACTAGAGTTTATACGATGATTGAATTTGCTAAGATACTTGGTGAAGTAAAAGACCACAGCTACCGAGTTAAATTTAGAACGGGAGAGACCCTCCTTGTGCCTATTATGGTAGGTAGTGGTATTGTCGCTCCCTCCGAAGAATGGATTAAGGAGTACAAAGATGACTTTTTGGCAGTCGTTGCCTTTGAAAAGGACATCTTGGAGAACCCTATGATTATTGGGTTCTTCCCTACCAACTCGGCGAAGTCTAAGAAGTACGATGTGGTGGAGCAAATTCTTGAGTGTCTTACTGAACTCTTGAAACAGCTGGGCAAGGCTAAGGTCAATACCAACATTGGTCCTCAGCCTTTTATGCCAGACTCTATTAAGAAGTTCTCTGAGATAACTACCAAGCTAGAGGATATTAACAAGCTGATTAACAAAGTAGGCGATGCTGAATAAACTATCTTTAGAGAGTTCCCTTAAATCGGGTATCAAAGAAGCTCTCTTGAAACAAAGTGATAACGCCCTTAATGGGGATGAACAAGAGGACCCCAGCGCAGTCATTGACCGAGTAGCTGGGGAGCTTGCTAAGACCATTGCGTCCTCTGTGGACGCTTTTGTTCGTAGTGGTGACATAATAGTCGGACCGCAGAACGTATCGGTCACTAGCACGACACCCACAACACCAGCTATTGTAGCTCCTCTTAAACCCTCTAAAATCGTTTAGCTATGCGTGGATTAAACACTGATTTGCCCCTTGTGAATGGGAAAATCTCCCTTTCGGAGGGTGCTGTGAGGGGAAGAGACGCTATGTACTTCTATTGCTCCTTTGATAGGAATAGGATATACACCCCTAACTTTGGGGCTAACTTCATTACCCTTGTACAGAGACCCGTCTCTTACGTGGTATCAAACAAGGTAATTCTTCTTGGTACTCTCCAAAGAGGTATCAAAAAGTACGTCCCCTCTGTCAAGGTAAAGGATATTGACGTTGGTTACGTTGGAAGCGACCGAAAGAACCTCACACTGAAAGTATCTTATGAGGTCCTCAATGAAGACAACACATTAACATCAGACGTTATTTTTGTATGACACAGACTAAAGAACAACTCCTAAAATACTTTTCGGACTTGGATGTCCCCACGCTTCAAAAGCTCCAAAAGTACTCACAGCTCTTGATTATCCCCGAGGAAGACCTCCTCACCAATGCCAATATGGCGCAGATGGTAACTAAGGCGCACTCTATTGCTGACGCTGTGTTCCCCGAGTGGACAGATAGAAGCAAGTCGGACTTCGGAGAGTTCCTTTTGGAGCTGTTTGCGCTCTTTTCTGAGAAGGACTTTTGGTATATCAATGCGTTTGCTAATGAGGGCATCCTAAGAAAGATGCGCTCGTATAGTAATGCGGTTAGCTTGGCTTCTACGATAGGCTACTATCCACAATCGTGTAAGGGTGCTTCTGCTTCCTTTGAGGTCATCTTTGATAAGGGAGACGCTATCACTTACCGAAGAGGTGACTTAATCGTAGAGGTTAATGGGACCAAGTTCTCCAACGATGAGGATATTCGCTTAGATAGAAGTGACACTACTACCTCTATGGTTATCACCCTTAGAGAGGGGAACCAGCTTGCCGAACTTATCCCCTTTAACGGGTACAACGTGTACATCGGGAAGACGATGGTGGACATTGATAGCCTTCAGGTAATCATTGACAACATCCGCTATGAGCAGGTAAAGAATTTTGGGGACTCTACTAGAGGGAGTAACCACTTTATGGTACTACCCGAAGAGAACGGGTCCTGCTCGGTGTTCTTCGGTGAGGACGGGTTTGGTAATAAGCCCTCTCTTGATAAGTCCATACGAATTGAATATAGGCGCTGTAAGGGGACGAACGGGAACATCCATAAGGGTGATGCCTCTGTGGGGTCTTCCTTGCCTGCTAGAGCCGTTACAGAGGTTCGTATGCTGTCTAATGCCACAGGAGGTAGTGACCCCGAGAGTCTCGCTTCTATCAAGGCTAAAGCCCCTATGTCGTATCAGAACAGACGTGCGGCTATTAATGAGGAATCTGCGGAGCATCTTCTTAATAGCTTCCCATTTGTACACAAATCTTCTGTACACTTTGAGGGGCAAGAGGTCGTGTATAACGTTATTCCTACGGAGGACACCTTTGAACTCAACGCTAAGGAGCTTCAAATTCTTGCAGAGGAGTTCCACCCCTATCTTATTGTGGGGTACACGGGGAGATACCAAGCTAATAACTATCGTAGTCTGCTGACTAAGGCTAACTACGAAGCGAAATCTTTGGTGGTAGACGTGGTTGTTTCCCTTGGTACTAATCAAGAGGTCACACGTAGTGCCGTTGCGCAGGCCCTTAAAGACTACACCAACCCTAGAGTCAAAGCCTCTTATGGTGGTGGTTTCAAGAAACAGGACCTTGATATTATCCTTCGTACTCAGGTGCGAGGAGTTCAGGCTGTTTCTTTCCTCCTTGATATGGGAGGTAGATATGTAGTTATGCCAGATATTGCCCTTGACAAATCTGAGATTTTCAGAACTATCAAGGACTCCGAACTAACAATTAGAGTCAATGCAATTTAGTAGACACATCCCAGAAACCGCTATGCAGTCCCCGAACACTTGGAAGTTTATCCAGGTGTTGCAGGGCGCATACGATTGGAAGAAGGAGGTTATCGGAGCGTCTCTCAGGTGCTATAATGCGTCAGTACTTACCAACAAAAACCGCCTTATAGATATGCTGAGAGACCTCGGGTTTAACCTACCTTATATAACTCCTCTGTGGTCATTACAACAGCTCCTTCTTAACGCAGAGACGTTGCTATCGGCACGTGGTAGTATTGTTGGACTAGAGATTCTACTCAGCATTCTTGCGTTAGGTAAAAGTGAAATAGACACCTCTAAGTTCTTTGCACCTCTCAAGATTGTGATACCAGACTCAAGGTCAAACGGGTATGTTCTTGATAACACAGCGGATAGAGAGTTGTTCTTAATCTCTGATAATCAACAACTTATCAACACCTCTAAGATAGTCATTGAGGTGGCTACGCCACTTTTGGACGAACCTTTTTGGGAGGATTATGCCCCCACGATAAAGAGGATGGTTAGAGGGTTTATCCCATTCGGGGACACCGAGGTAGTAATCAACTACACAAAATCAACAGACAAATTCATTCATAGAAAACTAAATAGACGATTCGTATGAGCGCAATTAAGAAGAAGACTTACCACCCTAAGAACCGCATTAAGCGTGCGCTCTTTAAGGGTGCTCCAAGCCTGTTCACGACCGCTGACCTTAACAGACAGATAGAGGCTCTTCAAGAGCAAATGTCCGCCTTAGAGAGACGTATGGGGTTCCCTCATACCTGCACACTCTCTGTGGTGCTTAAAGACGCAAAAGCTACCCTTACCATTGGTGGGGGTAAACTCCATTGCTTTGGGAGCGAGTTTGATGTCAAGGATGCCTCCTTGGAGGTTACTCTAGACTCCGCAGAGTACACGGGAGACCTCTATGTCCAAGGCGTTCTTGTGGAGCATTCTGTGGACTATGGGGACTTAGATAATACTAGTGAAATCTCTGGAGCGTTCTTTGAGGACGGGACCTCTAAACCTGCGGCTACGCACATAGTGTTTGACAACGTGGTCACAATCAGTGCATCCTCAGAGGAAGACCCCAATAAGGTGACGCTGTTCCGTGTGTCCTTTGAGGGGAAGAAGACACCAAGAGTGTACAACTACGGGGCGTGGAAGGGGTCGTTCAGTAGTGACGCTGTAAGCTATGTAGGGTTCTCCCCTATCCAACAGAAGCAAGGTGAACTTGAAAAGGACCTCTCAGTAACCAAGAAGTCTATTAAGTCCCTCCTAGCTATTGAGGAAGGTTGGAGAAGACTTGGAACCACCTTTGCAGCACCAAGTGGCTCTGACTCTCTTGATGGGGTAACTGTCTCTTCAAGATTGTTTGACTACTACATAAGACGCTATGCAGACATTCTGTACGTCTTAGGTATGGCTGAAATGACATATGTTGGCTTTGATAACTGGAGCAATGGGGTGTTTGTCGGGGGTCTCCTTGATGAAATGTACAAGCCTAATAGGTCTGATGCAACCCCACAGGTGTGGAACTTCTTCAATGATATCAAGAGCAGAGAAGGTGCCCCATATAGTAGTGTCGGTATGTCATTAGATTGGAGTGCTCAGATGGTAATACCCCTCCACAACATAAGAGTTCCTGTAAAAGTAAATAAGGAAATTACGGGGGTTTCTAAGGGTGAAACCATCTATGGTACGTTCTCATATGGGATTATCAGGATTGTAAACCCCTTTAGAGAAACCGACCATAAGGGTGCCCCCACCACGCACTATGCTATCGGAGGGTTCTTCGTGGACTTTGATATTTCATATAAGATGAGTTTCTACGGAGTAAGTTTTACCAAATTTTGGGAGAACATAGGTAACCCCGATGTTAAGATTTTACTTCCAGGTTTTCAATTCATACTTCCACTACGTAAGTATTCTGAAAGTACTAGACCCGAAAACGAGTTTTAGTACGATTTGGAATTGTAGTTAGCTTTTATTATCTTAATCTTATTAGTATATAAGATTAAACTCTCTCCCTCGCCCGTAGGACTGTCGAAGATTTTCAAGGCGCCAGCCTTGAAATATCTGAGCAGTACTCGGGCAAAAATGACTATCAAATTGTCAGTTTTTCTAAAGTGACTGCACACAAGAACTATCTTTGATAGTTCATTTAGAATAGTCTTATAGTATTATAATAATATATATATATAATATATAAAGCGCGCGTGCGCGTGAGGGAGAACAAAACTAAACTAACTGCAAGATGGAAATAGGAAGCAACATAAAAGTAACTAAGAGGGAACTTGACAAACTAGGTATTTCTCTTAGTGAACTCATAAAGGACTTATCTCTCCCAAACCCCGAGTATCAAAACATACTTAGATTTGGGAGGGGTAAGTTTTACCGAAAGGTGGAACCCACTATCTGTTACTTGAAAGAGAAGGATGGTGTGTATGAAATACCAAGATATTATTCTGACAAACTAACGGGCTTTGATAAGGACTTGCGCATTGACGGGCGTAAGACTTCTTATGAATGCCTTATAACGCTACGTGACTATCAGAAGAAATATCTTGCCGAGCATAAGGAGGAACTCTCTTCGGAGGGGTACCTCATTGAAGCCCCTTGCGGTGGTGGTAAAACTATCCTTGGTATCTACCAAGCACACAAAGTTGGTAGGCAGGCACTCGTAGTAGTACCGACCTATTACCTCGCTAAGCAATGGGCTACTAGAATTACTGAAACTACTACGGCATCTGTTGCTATCTTGTCGTCAAGCGATTCTAAGGTGATGCTTGATACGGATTTCACCATTGTCGTTACTGACCTCTTCACGTGTAGGGTGCTCCCCGAGGAGCTTGTAAACAACATCGGGCTGGTTATCCTTGACGAAGCTCATCGCATAGGCGCAGAGACATACCTCCCTATCCTTGACGAGATACCTGCCCGTTGGCGTATTGCTCTTACTGCTACTTTCCGAAGAACTGACAACGTGCATAAGATACTTGCGTACCACTTTGGGAAGGTCGCTAAGATGCCACAGGTGTTCCCTCCTCCCTACGTGTATGCCGTGCGTACGAACATTAGTGGAAACTCTGTATGCTCTTCGGAGCTTATTACGCCTACCTTTCAGAGCTACCTAGATAGGTGCGGTGTTCACTACCACACTACGGAGAAGGTTATGGCGGCTACGATGAATGAAAGTCTGAATAAGACTATCTGCAACGCCATTACCTCTGATATGGGTGCAGGTGTGATAACCAAAACCGAGGGGAACAAACTCCTTGCGGTGGCTCGCAAACTCAAGGACTGCCCTTATGCAACTTTGGACTCCTACCTCAACGAACATTCAAAGCGCCGTAAAATGGTGGTGCGCTTAATTGAGGAAGCTCTAAAAGAGGGGAGAACAATCTTGTTCCTTAGTAAGCGTAAGGAGGTCCTGCATACTCTGGCTAAGTACTTCCATAAGTACAAGCCTATGGTCATTGTTTCCGAAACTGCTAAACGAACGGAGGAGGAAGACTACTACCTGCAAAACGAATGTAGGCTGGTTCTTGGGGTTACGCAACTCGCTAAGGAGGGTCTTGACATTGACCGATTGGATACTCTGATTATCCACCTTCCTATGAAGGATACCGAGCAGGCTATTGGGCGTATCGCTCGCCTGCACCCCACGAAGAAGCAACCGAAGGCGTTTTACCTCTTGGATAACTTCCCTATTACGCAGGCGGTATTTACCAATGCTAAGAAGTACCTAAAAATCAATGGGGACTTTAAGGGGGTTTTATCCTTGGCAGACGCTTTGGAGGAAATGTGATTTGGAAGTTTAATTAACTATCCCCATATTTACTCCCGTTCCAATTCAAACGAACTTTATGCAAGTGCGAAACTATATAGCCCTCATATCCGTGGTAATGGAAATCGTGAAGGCAATTCAATTCATAATCATTTGGGCTATCCCCTTGTGCGTTGCACGCTATACGGACAATATGTGGTATCTCCTGCTCCTGCTTGGGAGCTTATATACCTCAATCGTTTTGTGGGGACACTATCAAGCCCTGTGGAGAATACTTACAGACTATGAGCGAAAGTAGACGAGAAAGAAGATACCTCCTACGAAAGGGGGAAACGAAGTGGAAGGAACAACTCTACGCAGACAACCTTGGTAATGAGTACCGATACAAGCGTGTTGCACAGCTGTCCTCCTTTGTGAACATCGTTAATGGGTGTTTCCGAAATGGGTTCCCCGTGACCTTGAAACGGCTGTGGTATAACGCTTGGGCGTTTTATCCGTTCTTCTTCGTGAAGGCGACACTACCAAGCAAGGGGGCAATTCCAATGCTCAATCACGAGCGCATCCACATCAGACAGCAACGGGATATTCACCTCACCATCAGCTTACCTCTCTTGGTGCTTTGTCTTATCCTTGAAATAGCGGGTGAGTTTAACCCCCTCCCCTACCTCCTTATGATACCCTTTATTCCTACGCTCCTCTACGGGCTGGATATGCTTAGGGTGTTCATCAGAGCAATGCGAAGTCCCTACAAGGACAAACTACTGCCGAAGGTAACTTTCAATGAGGTACGCAAACTTACCTGCTTTGAGCTGGAGGCAAACTCACATCAGAACAACACCGAGTACATAGCCACCCGAAAGTTTTGGGCGGTGCTTGCATACACGGGTATAAAATGCTTCAATAAATATGGCATCAATCAAACTAACAACTGAAAGTAGCCCCGAACAACTCAAAGAGGTCTACGTTTCACCAAAGGGTACTATCATCAAAGTGGACTCCCCCGAGTACGAGCGAGTAATTCGTCTCCTTAACGAGGGTGCGCCAGAGGGGTTTGAAACTACCGAAATCACTCCAGGTACTAAACTCTTTACTACCTACGGGCCTAATCATATCGTTGTAACCAAAAACGAAAAGTAAACGGCTCTAACAGAACGATTTGGAAGTTTAATTAACTCCTACTATATTTACCCTTGAACTTACAAACGAACATAGTAAGTACAAATCAAATCATATTAACTACTAATAGTAAAACGCTATGACAATCGGAAAGATTAAACCAACAACTCAGCTCATCGCTCAGTTCTTCGCAGGAGTAGAAGTAGAAGCCATCAACCACGATGGTAAGGTCTTCCTCCCCGTAATCAACATCGCAGACTTCGGTATCGGTGTCTCGGGGGAAACTCCTACGGAACCAACTCCCTCCACTAAGAAGGAGAAGAAGTCCGAACCTGCTCCAGAACCTGCACCTTCTAAGAAGGCAAAGAAGCAGGAACCTGCTGACGAGGACGACGATGACGACAACGAAGAAGAGGACGGTCTCTACACTGAGGAAGAACTCAGTGAAATGAGCACCAAGGACCTCCTCGCTCTCTGTAAGAAGATGGGCATTGACCCAGACGCTACGGACGGCAAGAACACCAACAAGAAGCTCCGCAACCTTATCCTTGAAGCTCAGGAAGAGGGCGACAACGAAGAAGGTGACGAGGACGAAGAAGGTGACGAAACCGACTACTCTGACGAGGTAAAGAGCATCCTTGAAAAACTTGACGAAGGAAAGCTCTCCTCCAAGAAGGCACTGAAGGCTATCCTTGCTCTCAACAAGGACGCTGACGAGGACGCTATCTCCGAACTCCTCACCACGTTTGAGGATGACGAAGAAGGCGACTTCGATGACTACGCAGAAAAGTTCTCTACGCTCCTTAACGGGGGTGAGCTGTCTGATGACGAAGAGGACGATGACGAAGAAGACGATGATGACGATGAGGACACCTCCGAACCCAAGGGTAAGGTGGTAGACCACGAAGACCTCCAGAAGGGTGACAAGGTTGCCGTTCAGTGGGAGGACCCCGAAGGTTGGTTCAAGGGCGTTGTCAAGTCCACCAAGAAGGGCAAGGTAGTTATCACCTACGATGACGGCACCGAAGAAGCCCTTGACGCTGAACAGGCAGTAAAGGTAATCAAGTAACCGATTGTCGGTGTGGGGGAACATTTAGACCACGTGTTGAGGTGTTCCCCCTTACTAATAAAACTATATAACGTTATGAATAAGATGTCTTATGCGGACTTTGTCCGTCTCATCGCTGAGAGAAGCGGTCAGTCACAGAATGTCGTAAAGGAAGTACTCAAGGGGTTCTCCTCTGCTATCCTCACAGCCGCTAAGGAAGGGGAAAGCGTGTCCATCCCCCAGCTCGGTAAGTTCGCACCACGCCAGCGTTCCGCACGTAAGGGGTTCAACCCTCTTACTAAGCAGGCTATTGAAATTCCTGCATCTGTGGCTCTCTCCTTCAAGGAGTCTGCCAACGTAAAGGAAGAACTCAATGCCTAAGAAGAAGGCTTCCGAGTTCCCTCAGAATGCCGAGGAAATCGCCCTAAAGGGTTTTCAGTATTACCAAGGGAAACAACAAATCTCCGAGATTGAAAAGTCCCTTAAGGAAACACGAAAGCCTTTAGAAGCATACCTTGACGCTGAGGGAATGGACACCCCACAAGGACACAAACTCGTAGTAGTTCCTTACGCTGATAAGGACGTTCATCTTAAACGCACTCGCAGGTCCACTGCTATTCTCCGCCCAGAAGCCTTAGACATTCTCAAGGAAATGGGTCTTAAGGACTGCATTGAATCTGTTGAGGTGGTACGAGACGACATCCTTTCAGAAATGATACTACGAGGGGAACTCCCCGATGAGGTGGTCCAACGCTTATATGAGGAGAAGGTTAGCAATGCTTTCTCCGTAGACGTAAAACAACGTTTCTCTGATGAAGACGACCCCCACTAAGGGGAACTCTCGCAAACAACGAAAGGTAAAGATTAAGGGGGTAGTAGTAAGTGTAGTTACCATTTCTGGGTTAGCTGACATTGTCGGTAAGTCCAGAGATACTCTTCTAAGATATGAGCGCAATGGAGTAATTCCTCCTGCGTTTCTTAAGATAGAGAACTACCGCTACTACCCCCTTTCTCTTGCTGAAAAGTTAAAGCCACTTATAGCGAGATTACCCCGTCATACAAAACCAGACCCCGAGCTTCTTGTAGAGATAACTCGGGTCTTTAACGAAGAGATAAACAAATATGCCTAAGCCCAAATCTAAAAGTTCTTCCCCAGCGGTTGTTGCCGAACTCCGAGATAAGGGGTGCGTGGTTTACTACGAGAAGTCACTTACCAAGAACCTCGGCAACTACGAGAGTGCCAAGATTACCGTTGGGGTTACTCTTCCGATTAACCCTACCTCCGAGGAAGTGGACGCTATTAACAAGACCATAGAAATCGCTGATAGAATAACCACAGAGGAGCTTGAACTGCAAGTAAAAGAGCTGTTAGAGGACAAGTAATATGAACGCCTTACTAAGGGTTAAGGAGGGTGCTTCCCTTCTGGACCTTATGGACTTTAAGACATTCCTATACGTTGTTCTCCTCTCCGATGTTTCCCCTAAGTGGACGGACGATACTAAGTATGGAGTGTCCACTTACACAATAGCCTCTTTATGTGAAACCTTTGAGGACTTCGCCCACAGGAACCCTAATAGGTGTAAGGTTCGTCTAGCTTTAGAGGAACTAACCGATGACGGGTTGATATTTACCGATGAAGAGAGTATCTACGTAGGTGAGTATCGTGGTAGAAAGTTCTTCCCGTTTGAGGGTGAGTGCTCCCTTCTTGATAAGTGCTTAGGGGTGCTTAAAACCGCCCTTGACCTTTTCGGTAGGTCAAAGTCTGCAAAGGTCAAATCTCGTAGTCGCTTTATCAAGGAGCGCATAGGGGAACTCATTGACAGAGGTATCAACAATATCACAGCTTCTGAACTAACAGAGGTTCACGGGTACCTCTATGAAGTTTACACAGGTGGTGAGGTCTATAACCTGCGCAATAAAGTGGAGGCGTTTCAGACCAACAATATGCTTAAGGCGTATGATAGAGCCACCACCTTCTGTTTACTAGTTGAGGGAACCCTAAACTACGACACATACAGGAAAAAAGGACTGCCAACTATTACCAATGTCGCCACAATGAAGGACGAGGTTCTTCGTGGTCTAAAGAGTAATGGCGGCAGTAAGGAGTATATGCGAGAAGAAGAATATGAGCAAGGAGATTTCTAAGACGGAATACTTACTCAGCTGTGGTATCAAATCTGGATGGCACGATAAGCGTCTGAATGAGTACACAAACGACCCACAAGCTCTCAAGGTTGTCAAGAAGTATCTCCTTAACGCTACTGATAACAAAGAGGACGGGATAGGGCTGTACCTTTATGGAGCAAATGGGACGGGTAAGTCGCACCTACTAAATTGCTCTTTTAAGGCACTGCTTTCTCTCGGGTATAGTGTACAAAACTACACCCTTGACGAAATAGTAGATAAGTTTACCGCTAGCTGGTACTCTGATGAACAGCGTAAGGAGTTCTACGATATTCTGAGAGCGGTGGACTTTCTTGGTATTGACGAATTTGGTAAGGACCTTTCCCGTGAGGGAGAGCCTAATTACCTTCCAGACGTTGTAAAGCGTGCCATAGAGTCAATCATTCGCTACCGAGTTCAGATGAAGCTACCAATATGGATAGCTTCTAATACTGCACCCGAGAACGTCACTAAGGTTTTCACTGAGGATGTTGCTTCACTTCTCCGAGAGGCGGTTGTTGCCGTTCCCGTTCGGGGAAAGGATTATCGTAGGGCTATTCAGGAAAGAAACAAGAAGAAGATACTATGACAATCGGAGAACAACTACTTATAGCGTGCTTAAAAACTAGAGATAGTCGCACACTCTCTGCGATAAACAAGAAGTGGCTTGATGGTGTAGAACTGAAACAGCATAAGTTTATTCTTGACTACTACAAGGAGTTTGGTGAACACGTAGGTATAAGAACCTTTTGTAGAGAGTTCAAGGTGTCCTCCTCTGAGGTGGATGCTAAACCAGCCCACTACCTCACCAAACTACAAGAGCGTCACATCTTTGCCACCATTTCGGAGGAGGTTCCCCGACTTCTAAAGGGTGTTAGGGATGAACCTCGCAAGAGACTCTCTGACTTACAAGAGTTAGTATCTTCTCTTAGTGGTGACACTACGGGGTCACGAGATACCCTTTACTCTGAAAACACTGAAAAGCGAAAAACGGAGTATGAGGACCGAGAGAAAACAGGCGGTGTTGTCTACCTTAGTATGGGACAGGACGACCTTGATAGTGTTTTCTTTGGGTACCGAAGGGAGGACCTAATCACCATAGGTGGTAAGAGTGGTCAAGGTAAAACTTGGTGTATCGTGTTCCTCGCTCTTGAATTGGAACGTGTTGTCCTCGCTAAGGAAAAGGAGACGGGCGAAACCTATGGAGATATTCTGTTCGTCACTAACGAAATGTCGGATGACGAAATCAAGGAGCGAATGGACTGCATAAGGTTCTCTTTGCCCTTTGAACGTTTCAATGGAGGTTCATTAACCTCTAGAGAGAAGAAACGCTACTATGCTGGTCTTGAAGGGTTGGAGAAGACCCCATCCAAGATTAGAATAGTCCCCAGCTGTCAATCTATTGATGAGCTTACAACACTCTTAGGCATCTACCAACCGAGCGCAGTGTTTTTGGACGGGTCCTACCTTATGGAAAGCCGACAAACCGAAGGGTGGGAGAAGATAGCCTACATCACACGAAACTTGAAACGAATTGCCAAGAGCTTTAAGACACCTATCATAAACACCACACAGCTCCGTAGAGGTAGTGGTAAAACGGGTAGTAAGTTCGCTCTTGATGGTCAGGATGACTTTGCTTATGGTAGTTCATTCGTACAAGATTCGGACATCGCTATACGAATGTTCCAAACGGCTGATATGAAGTACAACGAATTGGTAGGTCTTGAAGTGGTTAAGGGTAGACGTGCTCCAGCAGGAACAACGCTTACCTTCCAGAATGACCTTACCAATATGGTGCACTCCATAACGAAGCCCGTGGAGAAACATAAACCCGAGATAACTGAGGAGGTATTAGATGAGTTCTAACTATTCTGTCCGACAAGATAAGTCGGAGTACACCTTTGAGAGGATAATAAACGGCGTTGTCTCACTCTGCACCTTTTACTCAAAGAGGTTGATTGAGGTGGATGGTTCGTTTTTCGTCCTCGGCTCTTTTGAAAAGGGCAAGATGGACCGCATAATTGAGTTATCCACTCGGGTAAATGCGGTGCAGGAACACCAACTTATCAAGAAGTCTCGCTCGGTGGAAACTTGGGTGGAAACTCTTCTTGATAGGATAGAGAAGGCTAAGAAGCCCATAGCAGAGGTTATCGCTGATAATCATAGGCTAGACGCTAAGACACATAATATGTACTCAAGAAACAACCTATGGAAAGTAGTCGTAGCTATAAATGGGCTATCGCAGGAGCTGTTGCAGTTGCCCTTTCAGTACTAACGTGGGTGGTCCTCCCCTACTTTGAGGGCAAGCTATTCCACTTCTATTGTAGAGTAGCCTTGCTATTACTCGCTATCTGTACGTTCTCTTTACTGAGATTGTACAATGCGGTGGTAGCAAATAGCGGGTATCTAATCAGAGCTGTCGGAGGTCTTAAAGAACTCCTACGCTCTATGCCCAAGATGCAACAAGTGGGAGCTTCTCTGTATAGAGGGCTTTCACGTAATGTTAGCGCAACCGAAAAAATGACCGCAGAGGTCAAGAAGTTTAACGATAAAACTAAGTAGATTATGCTCAAGTATGGCCTAACAATGGAGGTGTCGGCTTTTGAAGAAGCCACCAAGTTCGCCACACGTATCAGTGTACAGACTATGGGGTTCTCCCCTGCTGTAACTCTCGGTAGAGCTATCCAAGAGCTTATTGAGAAACAGCACACTATGCACTGTATTAAGTTCTCCGCACAGGGTCCCGAAGCTCCCAAGGAGGATGACGAACAGGACGAAGAGCCTGAAAGCACCGAACACGAAGGAGACAAGTAACGATGCCAACCAAGAGGAAAGAGTCGGAGAGAACCTTAACAGAGATTTTCTCCGAGCTTTCTCCTCGCTTGATGTCTAATGGGCAGATAAGAATGCAATGCCCATTTAGAGAAAACCACGAGGACGGAAGCGGTATGATGTCATTCTTTGCTACGCCCAGCATAAACGCTTATCATTGCTTTAGCTGTGGTGCTAAGGGGTCTCTGATACCTCTTTTGACAAGAAGATTTGACGTGAACTACTTTGAGGCGGTCGGTATGGTTCGCCTTGGAGACTACACCAAAAAATCGGAGGAGTTTGAGTTAGATATTTCTTGGAGCATTAACAAACTACCGAAGGAGTTTCTCAAGAAAGGTTTCTCTAAGGAGACACTAAAACATTTTCGTGTGGGGCTTACTGATGATGGGGAGATATTGATACCTTACTACAAGGACTTCAATTCCCCCATAACTCTATTAGGTTACCAGCGAAGATGGTACTACCCCGAGAGAGGTGTCCGAAATAGCAGAGGGTTCAACAAAAAGGAATATCTCTACAATTTGGACACCTCTTACTCTTACGTAGTGGTTGTGGAGGGTCAGTCTGATGTGTGGAGACTTTACCAACACGGATATAATGCGTGTGCTCTAATGGGGGCAGATATTAGTCCGTGGCAGGTAGAGCAACTCGCTCAATTTGAAAGGGTGTATCTCGCCCTTGATAATGACTTAGCAGGAAGACGAGCCACGGAGATTGTGCATGAGCTATTACGTAATCACACCGAGATTCGTCTTGTCCCTTATACTACTAAAGACCCAGGAGACTGCACAGAAAAATCTGAATGGGAAAGTGCTTTCAGTAACTACTCAGACTACCTTGAGTACTCACTAACTATGACCACAGAGTGGGATGAGTACCTTGATATGAAAGAGGAGGTTCTGCGAGAAGTACGAGCACGCAAGACCGATTTGGATTATTAGTTAGCTCTTCGTATATTCATAATGTCAATACAATGACACTAAACAAAAATAAGTATGCCTAGTAAATTCAAGAGTAAGAAGTTAGGTCGCTCCGCAGACCTTGACGATGACGATGAAGAGGTAACTCCTCGTCGCAGTGCGAAGTCAGAAAAGCGTGGTTCTTCACAAGGGTGGGGAGCCGTTGCACGAAGACAAACGGAGATGGAAGAGCGCAAGAGCGAACTTGAAAATCAGTGCCGAGAATTTTGGTTGAAGCCAGGTGAATCGGCAGTTATTCAGTTCCTTCAAGACGAACCTTATTGCTTTGACGCACATCAGGTCAAGGACAAGCGAGGTAATTGGCAAGTAGTTCCCTGCCAGCTTAACACGTCAAGACATTGTACTCTGTGTTCGCAGGGTGTGAAGCAGACGTGGAGAGCGGCATTCAAACTCCTTGACTATCGTGGTAATTGGGACAAGGATAAGAAGCGCTTCAAGAACGATGAACCTCACGAAAAAATCTGGAAGGTCGGGACGGTCATCGCAAACGCTCTCAAGCAGTACGTAGACAAGAAGGGTAAGGACCTCTCCGAGTTAGTTCTTGAGGTTACTCGCTCGGGTTCGGGGAAGGATAGTACCTACAACTTTGAGCGTGCCGAGGAGGACGACTCTCCAATGAAGCCTGTTCGTTGGAAGGAGAAGTACCCCGATTGCGAAGAACTCTGTCAGCCACCTTCCGATGACGAGATAGATGAACGTGGTTACGAAACCGAGGACTAACCACTAATGGATAGGGGAGGCTTAAGACGCTTCCCCTATCTTCGTAAAACTACTATATGAAAAAGCTACCTGTTTATAAAGGGGTCGTTAGACTTCTTGAGAGTTCGTCTGAACTTCGTGACTACCTTAAAGGAATTAAGGCGGATAGTATCGTGTCTTTTGACTGGGAAACAACAGGTCTTAGCTACGATGCTCTACCTTTAGGTCTGTCGGTACACTCTGATGGACACGATAGCGTGTTTTGCCCCACAGACTTTTTCTTCTCTAAGGGTGTTCCTATCACCGAGATTGCTAATGTGTGCAACGAAGAGCTTCACCGCTTTAGAATGATTGCGCACAATGCAAAGTTTGACACGATGATAAACCTAATGAATGGTATTGAGGACAGCTCTTATAAGCTGTATGCAGATACCCTCGTTATGATGCATCTGTACGACCCTAGCCTAAACAAAAACCTAGAGCAAAGAGTAAAGGCTGACTTCGGTTATGAGAAGTCCACGTTCAAGGAACTGACGGGACTCTCGTGGGATAAAGTGAATTGGAGCGTTAAGGGTGATGAACTTCTAGAGATACTCGCTGGGTATGCTGGTGAAGATACTCGTTGGACCACCGAACTCTTCAAGAAGTACTCTGCACTTATGGATTCCTATGCGTGGAAGATACACGATAGGATTGAACTCCCTATGATACCCATCTTACGTGATGCGAAGATTAGAGGAGTTCTCATAGACATCCCTCTCCTTAGTGAAATGGAGGAACGTGCGAACCAACTCCTAGAGGAAGCTCTGAACTCCATCTACGAGACCACAGGGTGCGTGTTTAATCTGAACTCCCCGAAACAGAAGAAAGAGGTGTTCTTTGATAAGATGGGTTTGCCCGTAATATCACAAACTAAGAAGGGAGAGCCAAGTACCGATGCAGCTACCTACGAAGCGTGGGCTGAAATGGGGTACGAAATTGGTGAACGCCTGCAAGAGTTCTCTACGCTTAATAAACTCCTAAGCGGATATATCACGGCTATCCCTCGTATGTGTGACGAACACGCAGTACTTAGAGGTGACATCAATAGTTGCGGTACTGAAACGGGTAGAGCAAGTAGTTCTAACCCCAACCTCCAGAACCAACCTAACAACAAGGACCTACCTATTCGTCAAGCATTCATCCCTCGTCCAGGTTACGTGTTTATTAACTACGACTACTCTCAGCTAGAGCTTCGTGTTATGGCGCACCTTAGTAAGGACCCCCACTTCTTGGAGGTGTTCCGTTCAGGAGGAGACCCTCACTCTGACGTAGCTGAACGATTGGGGATAACTCGTAAGGGTGCTAAGGTGGTAAACTTCGGTGTTCTGTACGGGATGGGCGGTGGTAAGTTAGCCAAGACCATTGATGTTGATGAAGCTACCGCTAACAAAATCATTCAGGTGGACTATATGACCACTTATAAGGGGTTCGCTGAATGGAAGCACTTTACCGAAGAAGATGCTTCCGCTAAGGGGTATGTACGTACGCTGTTCGGCAGAATGCGAAGACTACCCGAAGCACTTAAACCTACGAACAAGGGAAAGTACTATGCGGCTATGCGTCAAGCTGTAAATACGAAAGTACAAGGCACGGGTGCTGACATTGTAAAGGTGTCTACTATCCGAGCAGTTGAACGACTGAAAAAGGCGGGGCTTGATTGTCACTTCCTATTACAGGTTCACGATGAACTCCTCTTTGAATGTAGGGAGGACCAGATGTTACTCGCTGAAGAGATAATCATTGATGCGATGAGCAACACCATCAAGTTAGAAGTACCTCTTGACGTAGACGGGAAGATACTTAAAAATTGGTGGGAGGCTAAGCTAGATGATGTACCCTCCTACTCTAAAAGAGTTTTTGACCCACTCATACTAATTCTGTAATGGCAAAGAAAAAGAAATCTGCTGAGGGTACTAGCCTCGGCGCAATACTCAAGAAGTTCCGTGATGTAATGGGGGAGGGTGTTATTCACACAGCCTCACATACCCCCGACTGCATTAAGGTACGAAGCTCTGTCCCTGCCTATAACTACGTAACTGATGGGGGCTTCCCCGTTGGTAGAGTTATTGAGCATTACGGAGAGAATGGTTCGCTTAAGAGCTATCTATCCTACGATGCCATAGCAAGGTTTCAGCGGTACGATTGGGCGAATAACGAGCCTAACGCTTTCTCTAAGTTTGAGTACTCCGATGACGATGATGAAGGCTTCAAGGAGATTATTGGGTACACTCTTCGTAAGGGGTACAAACCAGAGAACGAGCCTGAATATCGCCGAGTAGCTCTAGTAGACTTGGAGAGTACTTACACTCCCGATTGGGGTGAACGCTTCGGGATTGACAACGATGGGCTAATTCTCATCCGCACCTCTCTCTTAACTGAAGCGGTAGACATTGTGCAGGCACTACTCTGTGATGAGAATATCGGGCTTGTGGTGTTTGACAGTCTCTCAGCAGTCGGTACTGATGACGAGGTTGAAAAGTCAATGGAGGAACAACAGATGGCTAGCGGTGCTCGCTTCTGGAACAAAGCCTTCCGAAAGTTTCAGTCTGCAATGAATAGAAACCCTCACGGGCAGGCTACTCTTATCGTAATCAATTCCGCTTATCAAAAGACGGGTATCGCTTACGGAGACCCCGAGGTTATACGAAACGGGGAACAGCTGAAACGCACTAAATCGGTCTCTGTAAAGTTCAAGCCCTTGAAGGAGATTGTCGGTAAGACTGATGAAGGAGACATCGCTGTTGGGAAGAACATTTCTATCCATTGTATCAAGAACAAGTGTGGTCGTCCAGGTAGAAGGTCAAACTTCTTCTACGCCTTCACCGACTACGGAGCTACTAAGGCGTACACTACCGATGCAGAGGGTCAGGTAATTGACCTAGCAATGCGCTTCGGTATCGTAGAGAGAAAAGGCGCTTGGTACTACTACAAGGACACCAAGGTCAGTGGTATTGAAAACTTCGTTTCCGAGGTCGTCTCTACCAAACAGATTAAGGATATAGAAGAGGAGGTATATGCCCTCCTAGAGGATTCGGACGTAGACTAGTAATAACTATGGAACTAGACAAGGAAAAGATAGGAACCCCTCTACAAGAGTTTCCTGCTAACGGAGAAACCTATTGGGGGATTGACGATGATGGGATGACCATCCTTAAACTCGCTTGGGGAGAAACTCCCTTAGTAGACGCTAAGTTTTACCGAGAAGGTAGAGCCTTTAGAACTCTACAAGACGCTCGCTACTATCTAGGTTTTCGTGGACCCGATGTAACTGAATAAGATGAACGCATACAACACGGAGTTCCCCGTAGTGGTTTTACTTACCCCCAAGGATATTGGTGGAGAGTTTAACCCCTACGGGGTTTTACTATCCCCCATAACTACTGAAATACGTAGTAGAGACCTCCACCTTGAAATACGTGTCGCACGTAAACAAGGTGTTTGGGGGTCGGGGTCTTCCCTAGCCTGCAAAAATTGGGGACTTAGTCACGGGGTATGGAGAGGTTCTTTCGTCTATCCGACAATTCACAAGGCTGTGGAACGTGAGATAGATTTAGCCTTGGACCAAATGACCCGACATAGTGAGCCGTCCTTAGTTAAGAAGGTCGCTAAGTGGAAAGACCACCTTATGAACCTTCGGGAAGATGAACTACTAAAGGAGTTTGGTTATGAAGGGTAAAACTTATGGGTACCTCGCTAAACTTGATGGCGAAACTACACGTGCTAGGTCAAAGCGTCAAGAGAGCCGTATCGCAAAATCGCTAAAAGGGTACGCTACGATTAACTCGGGTGCTACTCTTGGGCAGAACGATGTAATCTCTGATTTTTGTGAGGTGGAAGCTAAAACCACTTCTAAAGAATCATACACGTTGAAGCTCGCTGATTGGCGTATGCTACGAAAGAAGTGTGACCGCAGGAAGATGCCCATCTTTATGCTGGACTTTGAAAAGTCTAAGGACACCCTCGTGATAATGACTAATGACGACTTTGAGCACCTTCTAAGGCTCATTGAGAGTGACAAGTAGCTCATAATAAGCCATTTGGAAGTCTCATTAGTTACCCCTATATTAGTGTATGAACAAAAACCGAAAAGTCCTCTACTACCGCATACGTAAACAACTACACGGGCGGTATAAAATAGAGGAGTTCTATCAGGTGGGAGACTTCGTCCGAAAACGTACTCTTTATAAGGACCTCCTTCATAATGAAGCTGAGGACTTAGTCTACCGCTTAGAGAAAGGCTTCAAGAAATAACATCTAAAGAAAATCCCAAGCAATGAAGTACTACTTTTTCAAGACCGTCAATGACGGGGCTAGAACAAGACTTAGAGCCTTGTCTGGACAGACCCTTGAGGACGGCTCTGCTGTAAACACTACACTCAATGTGCAGGCAGATAAGAGCGTTCGCATAGCTTACCCTATCGGAACCATCTTCGGTGGTGAAGGACTGCAAGTACGCTCTGGGTACTACGGAACGAGTGATAGGATTTATCCTATGAACGTTACCGAGTACAAGGAAGAAATGCACAGACCTCCTGCTGATATGATACGTGCTTATGAAGCATACATCGGAGTATCATCTGTTTCCTCTTCTGAAGAAGACTCTGTTATGGAGGTTGGTGAGGAGGTTATCTACCGCCCAAGAAAGCGCACCCCCGTAAGAGAAACGCTCAGTTCGTTAAAGTACCATAGGCCTACTATCTTAGATGATGGGTTCTATGTATCTACCAACGATTGGCAGCTTCTTCTCCGAAACATCATAACAGGTACGAACACTCTGATGGTGGGTCCTACGGGGTCTGGTAAAACGGAACTTGTGATGCTCGCTTGTGAGAAGCTGGAGAAGGAGTGCTGTGTATATGATATGGGTAGTATGTACGACCCCATCGCAGGTCTCTTAGGTGTTCACCGCTTAAAGAAGGGTGGAGAGAGTGTGTTTGACTACGCAAAGTTCACACAGGACATTCAGAAGCCCTGCGTCATCATTCTGGACGAACTTAGCCGTGCGCCCGTAACTACAAATAACATCTTATTCCCCTGCTTGGATAGTCGGCGAATGCTTCCCGTGGAACTCGCAGGTGGTGATGACCTACGAAGTGTCAAGGTCCATAAGGAGTGTGTGTTTATAGCTACCGCAAACGTGGGTAGTGAGTACTCAGGAACTATGTCCCTTGACCGAGCACTCGTTGGTAGGTTCTTCCCTATTGAGTTAGACTACCTACCCCCCAAGGAAGAGGAGAAGGTTCTAGTCCAGCGTGCTCGCATCCCCTTTGAAAATGCGGAACATATCGTTAAGGTGGCTACCTCAGTAAGAAGTCTACACCGAAAGGGAGAGCTTTCCACCACAATCTCCACGAGAGAGACCTTGATGACAGCTCAACTAATCTCTGATGGGTGGGACACGATAACCGCTATGGACCTGTGCATACTGCCTATGTTTGAAGGTTCAAAGGCTGAAGGAGAACGAGGTATCGTCAATAAAATCATTATGAGCCGATGAGCAAGATAATCACCGATGAAATGGTAGACACTCTTATGGACGATTGGTTTGACCGAGATGGTGAGACCTACGTTCATAAGAGAACTACTGGAAGACTTGGTTGGGAGGAACGCTTAGAGGGTACTTCTTACTCCTCTTACTTCTTAGATACCACGCTTAGTGAAATGGACGTTCTCAAACGTGCCTACTCATTAGCGAGTGAGACCGTCATCAGTATGGACATTCCCTTTAAGGTGTCTATTAAGGTGTCCTCCTCTTCAGATAGCTACACTGATGGGAAGCTACTACATTGCTCCACTAAGGTGTTTGACGAGCCAGAGCTATCCTTGGGAGAAAAGGTAGACGTGTTTATTGGTATTGCGGTACACGAAGCGGCACATCTACTTTACACAGACCTCTCCTCTTTAGGAACTCTACCTAAACCTATCCACACGATTTGGAACATCGTAGAAGATGAACGAATTGAGCGACTAATCGGAGAGGAAAAACCAGGTCTTGCCAACTTCCTAGAGAAAGTTAAGTACTACGTGTTTGACCACATCTACATAGACACTCTAGAGTCAATGAAGAGAGAGTTGAACCTCTACGAAAAGGCGGTAAACCTCTTACTAAAGATTATCCGTTATCCAAAGTACATAGAGGAAAAGGACATCATAGAGTTCTATGACTATATGGTGCGGATTAAGGAGGTAACGTTACCTTACCCCACGAATAACGACGACTGCCTTGAATTGGCAAGAGACATCTTTGAGATTATTCGTGACCTCTACATTGAAGAGGAAAGGGAAAAGAGTGGCGGTGCTTCGGGAGAAGGCGAACCCACCGAAGAAGAAATCGCCCGTGCAGAGGAACGTATGTCGGAGGATATGGATGCGTCCGAAGAAACCTTCCGTGAAATCTTACGAGAGATTAAGCCTACTAAGTCCTCTACGGACGTTGATAAGTGTGGAGCACTTCGTGATGCGGTTTCCTCTCACATCATTGAGGGGACTATGGAGGAGACTACAAAGGACGTTGTGTTCATTAAGGCTCCCGAAGATGTCTCCACTTATCTAGTCTCTCTTGATAGAGTGAAAAGGTATATCCCTGCCATAGCCAAAGTAATCAAGGGACACTGCAAAGAGTATAAGCTGATACATAGGTCTATGCGAAGCGGTGTTCTTGATACTAACAAACTCGCTGAGGCGGTACAAGGAGTTCCTAGTGTCTACATCAGAGAGGGCGAGGTGAAAACCAATAAGATAGCTATCTGCGTTCTTATTGACGAGAGTGGTTCTATGTGTGGTAGTAGAATACAAAGTGCACGAGATACTGCTGTGCTAATCAATGAAGCCGTAGGAGGTGTTCCACAAGTTGAGTTATTCATCTATGGACACTCGGGAGACGATTTACGTGATAGAACGACAGAGATATTCATCTACCGAGAGGGACGCTATCGCCCTAAGTACTCTTTAGGAACTTCTCGTGAACGTTATCAGAATAGAGACGGAACTGCCATATACGAGACCGCAAAGCGAGTACGCTCTATGACTAAGACCCCCGTAATAATGTTCGTAATCTCAGATGGTGCTCCTTGTGCTGGAGGTTATGGTGGGGACGAAGCTGTAAGAGACGTTCGTAATAAGGTCTCTCTTGTGGAGAAGATGAACTTTAGCGTTATTCAGGTTTGTATTAACCACGTTTACGACCCAGCTAAGATGTTCAAGCATTTTGTTATCCTAGAGAATATGTCTACGCTTGCGATAGACCTCGGAAGGATGATTAAAAAGGCTGTGGTTGATAACGCTTCGGTAAGAATTTCCTAACTTTGCACACGTAGCCGTCTGGGTGCTACGTTGCTTGAGTGAGTAGCGTGGGTTTTGGGATTTCCCACGCTGTTAGGTGTAGTTTAATTAGAACGCCCAGCATTTTGGAAGCCTGCTGGGAGGTGCAGATATACAATTTCAGCGTTAGTTCTGCCACCTATTACTTAGGAGTAGCTCAGTTGGATAGAGCAATAGCCTTCTAAGCTATCGGTCGTGGGTTCGAGTCCCACCTCCTAAACGAGCGGTTGTCAGTCGCCAAGCACTATCAAGCTAAGTTGGTAGGACCTTCCTCTTTGGTGGTTGGGAGGAGTTAGGTCAAAATTCAAACCACCACTTCACCTTATAGCTCAGTTGGTAGAGCAACGGGCCTTTAACCCGTGGGTCGCAGGTTCAAACCCTGCTGAGGTGACAAAATATGCAACATAATTCCTATTAAAGGTTGCTGGTCTACGACCCATAGGAGGGTTAAGTAGATAGTCGGTGTTGAGATTGTATTAGCTATATGTTAGTACTCGGGTCACTTTAATACTCAGCAAGTAGGTCACCGAATAAATTCCTAAGTACCTACATTACCCCATTAGCTCAATGGCTAGAGCAGTCCGACGGGAACGATGGAGGTTCAAGTCCTCTATGGGGTGTCTAATGTGTAGGGTGTGGCGCACGTAGTAAGCGAGCCTACTTAAAGTGGGTGCCAATAGGCTGTGTTGGTGCAACTCCAACCACCTTACCTAAATACTAGCTTAGAAATCCAATGAGAAAATATCTTCTTATCAGATTCAATATAGTCCATCTGGAAGCTGAGGACCTCGCTTCCGTACTGGACTTCATCATTCACAAAGAGAACATATCGGTAGAGCCTCTTAACGATGGGCACAGAGTTCTTCTTAATGGAAGACCTATGAACCCTTCATACGGAAGCTCCTTTACTGCTAGAGGTGCTATGAGGGACTTTGTAAAGTGCTATCGTAAGAAGCATCCTCAAATCAGCTCTTACAAAATCTACGAGGTAGTCGGTAATGAGTAGTTCACGAAAGGGGTTGGGAAAAGTCCTAAGGAGAATATCTGAAAAGACCGAAGGAAAGAAACCAACGATAGTAGACACCATAGACTCTGCCTGCGTTGAAGGAGTTACCGCTGTTGGAGCTTTCTCTCTTATCGGTGTACGAAGGGCTATGAAGAAGATGCTCCGAACATTAGAGGAGGGCGACTTCAAACGAGAAGAGTTCTTCGCCGAGTTCAGTAAGCTATATTCCTTAGTGATGGCTCCCGATAAAAGAAGCTACGGAGTGTTTCACCCCTCCCAACTTCTTGACGGGTGTGAACGTGCTTTTGCCTATGAGCTTGGTGGAACTCCTCCTAGTAATAAGGTGCTCTCTACGATAAGCCCCTCCCTGCAACGTATCTTTGATACGGGAACGTGGTATCACATCTACATACAGAACATCTTGTATGCAAAGGGGGTGCTTGAACAAGCGGAGGTTCCCGTTATTAACAAGGAACGCTATATCAATGGTAAGGCGGACGGAGTTATTAAGGAGAGCGTGTATGGTGAACGTGTGGTCTTAGAGATTAAGACTATGAATAGTTGGTCTTACCAACGAGCCGTTTTCCGCCCATTTAAGAAGCACGAATTTCAAGCCTCTCTATACGCTAGAGAACTCGGTATTAAGAAGGTCCTCTATCTGTACATCAATAAGGACACCTCTGAAATAAAAGAGTTCCTTATGCCTATCAATGAGGAAGAACTCGCTGTGGCGGATAAAAAGATGGACAACGTGATTAACCATATCAAGGAGGGTACTTTGCCTAAACGCTCTTGCGATACCCCTAGGTGTGATAGAGCCTTTAGCTGTATCTTCCGTGATTTATGCTTTAAGGAATGAGCGCTTTAGATAAACAAGTTGGGGGAAGCCACTATAAACTCCCTTACGAACCTATAAAGTTCATAACCGAGACTAACCTTGACTTTGTGCAAGGGAGCATAGTCAAGTATGTAAGTCGGTACAAGAATAAGGGCGGTAGGATTGACCTTGAGAAGGCAGTACATTACGCCCAACTCGGAGAGCAACTCACTAAAGGGTTATCAGTACGTAAAGAACTCTATGACGTAGTGGAGGAATTTACTAGGCAGAATAACTTCTCCGAGAAGCAAACCTCTGTTATCCGCTTTGTAGTACATCGTATGTGGTGGAGAGTGGAAGCAGTTCTGAAAGAAATCATAAAAGAAGAATATGAAAGTTAGTGTTGAGCAGGTGACACCTTGGAGACGTGCCTTACGTATGGCTCGTAAGACAGTTGGGAAAGGTGATATTGGGAAGGAACCAAGTGACCGATGGAGGGCACGAATGCTCCTATCCGAACATAGCCCCATACGTTTGATAGAGTACGACATTTCTATTGAGGATATTCGTCAATGGGTGTCGGTACATCTTGTTCGTCACCATATCGGAGTAGAGAAGTTTGTCCGCACTCAGAGAGAGGATAGAACTACTCTTGAAGTTCCGAGAGACGAACTCCCACAAGGAAGTCTGAACGATATGGAAATGACCTGCAATGCTCAAGCTCTCATTAACATATCTCGTAAGAGACTTTGCTACCTCTCTTCTAAGGAAACCCGAAAGACGTGGAAAATGGTAGTCAAGGAGATAGGTAAACAAGACCCCATCCTCGCTGAGAAGTGCGTACCAGAGTGTATTTACCGAGGCTTTTGTCCCGAGGAAAAATGCTGTGGTTATGATAGCACTGACCACTACAAAGAGCGGTTAGTAAAGTATCGGAGTGTAGACCACTATAAGTAACAAGTAACTATGCCCACTAAAAAAATTCCAACTAAGACACCTCTTGAGTCTTTCAGAAGTGTCTTTACAGCAGTAGAGCCTCCGAAGGGAGGTCTTCCTACAATGCCCACACATATCTCAGAACTTCCATCTGACGCTTTGGGTGATATGATGTGTAGGTACTCCGCTTGGAGAGAATACACAGAAGATAGACACCTAGAAGCGTGCGCTGTTTATGCTCAGATTAAGTCCGAGTACGACAACGCAGAGGATAGAAGTCTCCTCAATGCAACGGGGGACACCGTTACCGAGCGTAAAGCGAGTGCAAGGTCCAACCCCGAGGTACAGCGACTATCAAAAGAACTAACCGAGGCAGAGATATACCAATCTCTACTCTCACAGAAACTCACCTCCTTTGGGAACGTTCTCGCTATTCTTAGTAGAGAACTTACTCGTAGAGGTGTCTATATCTCACAATAGGATGAACAATAGACTTAACTTCTCAATAGTTCTTCTTGTGCTATTCTTGTTTTTCCTCTCTTTAGGGGTAGCATTCATAGCTATGGCAGAACTCTTCCACTATTACTACCTACGCCTTGTAGGTCTTCTGCTCTTAGTACTACAAGCGGTTTTCCTGCTGACGGGTGTGTACTTTGCATACACAGAGGAAGACCCAACGTACCACCACAGATAGTATGGAGACTCCATTTAAGAGGGACAACCTAAAGGAGGTAGCCATTATTGCCCACGCAGACTCAGTCGCTAAAGGGTTTTGGACTCCTCCCCAGCACTTAGCCCACTATTATATGCTCGTAGTAACAGAGCTTAGTGAGGCTATTTCTTCCGACCGAATTAAAAAACGCTCTAGAACGCCACTAGTAGACATCTACCCTCTTACGGGGTCCAAGTTTATTCAGGCTTTCCTTTGGGGCGTTAAGGATTCCGTGGAAGATGAACTTGCTGACGCTGTTCTTAGACTTCTTGACCTTTATGGTTACTTTATTGAGGTCTACGGAGCGGAAAACGTTGCTGACATAAATGAGGCAATGGAGACCCGTAAGGAGTTCTTAGCAGGACCTACTCTTGCACACCTTCTTTGGGTAGTCACTCTTGACCTAACTAAGGGCTATCCTATAAAGGGACAGGAAGTAACTACAACGATAGCCAGCATATTCTCCATCGCAGATTCCATGGGTATAGACCTTATGGGTCATATTGAATTGAAGATGCGCTACAACAAGACACGTCCTCCTCTTCACGGGAAGACTTACTAACTAGTATGCCTTATGACTAAGGGCGACATAGTTAGAGTAGGAGAGTTTCTGACCGCTCTAGAAGCGGAGATTAAACGGACAACTCTCACCTACTGGAATAAGTGTACCGACCTCCTTGATGGACCCGTTGAGGATGTTTGTGGTCTTTGTAGTAAATTTGATGGTCTTGAGGAAGAACAGAACGAACACCTCTCTAAGGTATTTGATGACACTAAGACCTTTGTAAACTCGCTAACTAAGGTTAAGGTGTCTCTAACTAAGGAGGAGCTTGAACGTCTTGTACTTCCTCTAGAGTGGATGGACGATGAAGACGACCACGGAAACCCTCTAATCTCTTCCTTCTACGGGCAGTACGAAGCCCTTATAAAGGAGACAAGGGATGGAAGGTACTCCTTACGAATACGGATATACGGGTACACCGAGGTTCTGCACGAACACTCAGGTCTTACTATGGAGGAAGCAAAAGCTAAGGCTAGGGAGTATCAGGTTGAGTACATCGGAAGTCAGTTATTGTTAATTGAAGAATAGAGAAGTATGTTACCTTACGACCAATTACAAGAGGATGCGCTGATACAAGATATTTGCCTAGGCATAATCATTGTGTCTGTAATCTTTCTTGTGATAGCTGTAATTCACCTATGTAGTAAAGAATAGATATGGCAAGTCTAGTTATAGCCTCCATAGGGCTAATCGTTATGCTCGTGTGCACTTTTATTCTCGGGTCTATACGAGGGGAACACCTCGCAGAAATGAAAGCACAGAGAAGAAAGTGCGGGACTTCTTGCTGTTCAGGAGACTCTGGACAGTTGGAAGAACTACGAGACCGAAACGACCCTCTTGTAGAGGAAACGCCCTCTAAGGATTAAGAACAGCCCAAGAACTACGAAACTCCAAAATTTTGGATGCTTTTGAAGTTTTTGGGCTTCTCAACTACAAGCCTATGCCCACACTAACGAAACGAAAACGAAAGACCAAGGAGCAAATACGCTCCAATAATGTGGTGGTTAAGAACCCTACTAGTAAAAGTACGTGGAAAGCCTTTGAGCGCAAAGTTGCTTCAATGTTCTCTACTAGAAGAGTACCACTATCAGGAAGTAATAGCGGTCACGGAACTAATAGCGACTCCTTACACGAGAGAGTGTATATTGAGTGCAAGGTCCGTGCCAGCTTCTCTCTATGGGAACTCTACGAAGACACCAAGGCTAAGGCTAAGGTAGAAAAGAAGGTCCCCATAGTCGCTATCAAAAAGAAAGGCGCTAAGGGGTGTCTGTTCTTAATCGCTCCAGAGGATATGAAACTCCTCGTACACGAAATGGAAGCTGAAACTGATAAGTAATGGCTTCTCCGAAAACTAACAAGCCCTTTGTACTGATATGGATGATACCTATATTGGTGCAGACAATACTAACTTTAATAACGATAATAGCTATGTCATTTATCTTCGTTAGCCTCATCTTGGCTATTCTGTTCGCTATCCTTCTGGGTTATGCCCTCGGGAAAAAGGCGAGCGCACTTCTCACAACGCTTTTTGCGTTCTCTACTCTAATCTGGGTAGGCATTCTCGTCAATGAGGTTTCCCCACTTTGGGGAGGAGACACCTCGGAGTGTTGTTCGGTACCTCTAGGTGAAGACCCCTACGATAAGGGTACAACAACATCCAAAGACTCAATCTCTGCCGAGAAACTAATCGGGGTCGATGACCAACTCTCATTCACCTATGGAAATGGGAAGGTAAACATTCAGTTCCAAAATCTCGCTAGCTACGCTATTCCCGACGGGTTCTCAAATCTCGTTCTTACAATGAGAGTGGAGAACACCTCTAACCGAGAGTTCCAGATGAACTATATTGGTTGGAAACTTTTGGATAGCACTCGTACTGAAATTCCCGAAGAGGGTGTATATGAACCTTCGCTGAAAGATTACCTTCCTTACTACTTTGACCTACTTAAAGTAGAGGCAGGTATTGCTAAAGTACAGAAGGTAGGATACAAAGTAAAAAGCGGCACTTACTACGTGATGGTAGCTGGGGAAGTAGTCGGTAAAATTGTAATAGCTTAGATATTTTACCTATCTTTGCTAGGCAAAGTTACTTGGTTGGCGATTAAACTATGAAAGAAGTATGGACGTAGTTCACAAGGAAATTCGGTGTAAGTCGTCTACCGACCCCAATAAGTTGGGTGCCAGCATTTACTCTATTTACCAAGAGGACCCCGATAGGGTAATCCATCTTAGAGTTGTAGGGGCTGGGGCGCTCAATCAGGCAATCAAGGGAGTGATTATTAGTAACACCTACTTTTCAAAGAAGGGTCTTGTATCTGATGTTAGACCATCATTTACGGACGCTGACGGGATTACAGCGGTGGTGCTGAAAATTATTGTCCGAGGTTGCTAAGTAAAAGAAAACTGCTATCTTTGTAGTGTCGGTTTAACAGCTAATCGGCTAATAAAATAATACGCTGTTCATAAAAATCTTATACGATTATGGCTAAGAAGATCAAGCCCGCAACCATTAGAACTGCCAAGCCAGTGGCTAAGAAGGTGAACAAGAAGGACACCACGGGTGGTAAAGGCGGAAGAGGTGGTCGAGGCGGTGGTAAGGGCGCAGCTAAGACGAGTGGCGCTGCTTAACAGCCTTAACACTAAGGAGCAGTAAGAGGGGGGGAGTTCAAAATCTCCCCCTCGTTATTTATAGACTAGAATATAGATAGTACAATGAGCGTTTTACTTTACTCGTCTGGGCTTGATTCTGAGCTATACAGACTACTTGAAGAACCAGAGTTACTCCTCACTTTCACGTCAGGAGCTAGGTATGAGAAGTTTGAAATAGAGCAGATAAACCACCTTAGAGCGTGTGGAAAGATTACTGAGGACTTGGTAGTTGATGAGACTCTAAACTTCGCTAGTTTGGAGGACAACAACCTCGTAGTTCCGATGAGAAACATATTCTACATACTCAGAGCGCTGGAGTATGCTAATGAGGTACTTCTTGGTGTCAGTAGCTACGATATGCACTATGACAAGCAACCCGATGTGCTAAACGCTTTAGCAGGGTTTGTGCAGAACTACTACTATTTTAGAGAGGTCCCAGAGACTTGGGAGAGTGTACACCCAAGAGTACTTACACCTTACCGAGATTGGTCTAAGGGGCAGATGTTGAGAGAGGCTATTGAAAGAGGTATAGACGTATCTCACATCCCGACACTAAGAACCTGCTACTCTAGCACTAGTAAAAAAGGTTGTGGGAAGTGCAAATCTTGCCTGCACAAAGCTATGGCTCTTGCGGTTAATGGAATGTTTAGCCCAGAGCTATTTGATGAAGACCCAAGAGTCTTTTGCAAGGGGAGATTACCAAGTATCTTAGAGGACGAGAACGTTCAGAATACCATAGATGTGGAGTTATTCAGAGAGGAAGCTACCATCTTATTAGAGAGCTAAGATGATACCCAAGAACTTAGAATATGATAAGAGGCGGAGTAAGGCAGTGTTGTTTTTCTCTGCCTCTTCTATTGAGGATGCTAGAACTCTTCGTCGCTTTGGTCTAAAGGAGATACTTGTGTCTTACTATTACCTTAGAAAAGCCCTTCGCTCTTTTGAGGAGCTAATGAAAGAGGTGTATGAACAAGATGGCATCTTTATGACGGACTCGGGGGCGTTCTCTTTTATGGGGCAATTCCACGAGGGACACCCTGAATATGAGAAGCTCTCCACGGAGGAGTTTTGGTTGCCTTATCTTGAGGAGTATGTGGCTTGGTTGCGTAAGCATAAGGAGTACATATTCGTGGCGGCTAACCTTGACCTTGATGTAGTTGTCGGAGAGGAGATAGTAAGAAAGTGGAACAAGAAATACTTTGAACCTTTAGAAGCCGAGGGGTTGCAAATAGTATATGTGTCCCATAGAGCTAGAGGGGATAATAAACTTACTAACTTTGAGTATTACTGCAAGAGGTACAAGTATGTAGGGGTAAACCAGCTTGAAAAGGAGAATGCCCATAAGGTAGCCACCATTGCAAATAAGTATGGAACACGCATACACGGGTTTGCTTGGACTTCCTTTGAGTTATGTAAGAGATACCCGTTCTTTTCGGTGGACTCCACAACGTGGCTTGGGGGTACTCGTTATGGTACTACCTACGACTATGATGGAAAGAATTTCCGTACCTTAGATTACAAGAAGAAGGAGCGCATCCGTAAACAGCGTAAAGTGAAACTTATTGCAGCTGGGGTTGATTATGAAGGAGTAATCGGTAAGAAAGAAGACCGATACGCTGTTAATAATATGAACTTAACTGGGTGGCTCGGATTCCGAAAGGAGTTCATAAAGATGGCAAACCTGAAACTCAAGAACAAGTACGTAAGTAGGTATGAAAGAAAGCATCCTAAAAAGGATTAGAAGCATAACTGAAGCAGACACTCCAGAGAAGTTGTCCAAACACCTCTGTCCCTTTTATGAGAAGGGGTCAGCCCCCAGGTGTTTAACTTGCTTACGACAAGAGGATGACTTTGAGGAGTGTAAATCAGACTACCTTTCTGCCATCCTTAAGAAACCTATGGACGTATGGGAACCCTCCTTTGAAGCGGCTCCCTTACCCAAGAAACGTGAGAAGGTTTCCCTTGAGAGTATATCTGGAGGGATGTCTTGTAACAGCTGTTATATCTCTGATAAGTGCCCCTTCTTTGAGGAGGATAGTGCTTGCTCCATTGATTGGGAGGAAGGTTACCCAACCTCTCCGCAGGATATGATGGACTACCTCATCAAGATGCAGTACACAAGAGTTCAGAGAGCGTCACTACACGAAAAACTAGATGGTGGTGTTCCAGATGCTAACCTCTCAAGTGAAATGGACCGACTAAACGGACTAACAGCGGCTAAGGCTAATCTCTCAAGAGAGCGTCTTAGTATTAGTGTAGAGGCAGAAGGTTCTGCAAGTTCGGGAGGTGGAGGCATCTTAGCGAAACTCTTCGGAGGAGGACCTTCTTCCTTACCCCAACCATCGGTAACAGAATTACCAGAACGAAGTAAGTCTCTTGAAGGCTCAGCAGAAATCGCTGACTTTGAAGAGGTGAAAGAACCAATAAAAGAGAAACGATGAATAACTTAGCCAAACATTTGGTTGGAACTTGTGTTGAGTTCAAGTCGGGGAAATACGTCATTGAGGGTTCCGCCAATGAGTCTCTTCAAACCGAGAGGGAAGCTATCAGTACTATCTGTACTAAGGCACTTAGCCTTTCAGAAAGGGATGCCGTAGTGGTACTCGCTGAGGTTATGTCTTATTACAGAAAGCAGGTTTTCTACCCAGCCATTAGGGGAGCCTTCTCCCTCGGGCGACTACGTAGTAAAATCGTTGCCTACCTAGACACCACCGACATAGACGGGAGACAGAACAACCTAATCTCCCTCTTAAAGAAGGGAGATAATAACTCTACTATTACCGCTGTTAAGTGCTTCTTGGGAGTGTATAAGAGTAGAGTTCTTAACTTCAAGAAGTACTTAACAAGAGAACAATATAGAGCCGTATGCTAAACGTACAAACTATCTACCCAGCCTTTATGGGCGAGGTAAACAAGTTCGGGATTGGAGCGCCTTGTGTGTTCGTTAGACTTAGTAAGTGCCCTCTTCGGTGCTACTTAAAAACTAAGGGTATGCTGTGTGATACACCCGAAGCACTTGAAGGTAAAAGCGGACACCCAATGGATGAGTGGGATATTCTAGAGTCAGTAGACTCTTATGGGTATAACCTTATCTGCCTTACAGGAGGGGAACCGCTACTCCAAGATGTCTCCGAGTTCCTTAGAATCGCTACTCTTAAGGGTTATCACGTAGCCATTGAGACTAGTGGTTGTGTGGATATTCTCCCTTACAGACACTTCCGTAATGTATCATTCATCGTAGACTACAAACTTCCCAGCACGGGGGAGAACCTGCGAATGAAATACAACAACTACCACCTACTTAATGAGGACGACTTCGTGAAAGTGGTGGTAGATGACGAAGACGACTTAACCAGCCTTAAGGAGTTTGCGTCAAACTACCTTAAATACAGCAAGACTAATCTTGCCGTTGGGGTATTTTGGGGGTCCGCAATTACCTACCAAGCTCTTATGCAATATATGCACACTGATGAGGTGCTCTCTTCCCTCGGGATTAAGGTGTACTTAAACATGCAGACGCATAAGATGGCGGTGATGTATGATAAGTACAAGGAGGAAGCTACTAAACTAGTTGTCCCACGGGAATTATAAAATAAGTCGTATCTTTGCTACGGACAACCTTTTGTCGCTCCTCTCATAGGAGCGTGAGTTGAAAACAATATAAACGTATAAACAATGGCAAAAGTAAAAAACCTCCGAGTGCTTAACTCTGCGGATAAGGTTCGCCACTACTCCGTAGTCACGGGTGAAGGCGCAATCAGTGATGCAACCGATGAGCTTGTACAGGACATCAAAAAGTTCCCTATCGGCTCTCAGTACACTGACACCACGGGTAAGAAGTTCTACGTACGAACTGCGGCTGCAAAGGCAGTAGCCGACTGGACGGCACTGAACTAAATCTGAATATGTCAAAGAAAGGGTAACTTGCAGAAATGTAGGTTGCCCTTTATTTGTTTTGAGAATATGGATATACAAGATATAAAGAGAATACAGCAGGGAGACTCTGGATTAGCGGCGAGGACGAAAATCAATGAAATGCTCTTCGCCATTATTAAGGGGGACAAGGGGCTGTTGAAATTGTGGGAAGCTCTTACTGAGAGTTCCACCAATGTGGATAACGCCACTACTCTCGCACAACAGGTTAAAGAGACTCAGAGAGATAACAATATCGCTCTGATGGATAAAATTGACCGAGAGATTGCAAATATGGTACGCTACGTGAACTCTGTATCAGGTGGTGTATCGGGGTTTGCTACGGACGTTAATTACGAACCAAATTTCCCAAGCAATAAGTCTGTAACTCTCCTTGCGGCAGGTGCAGGGACCTATAAGAACTTCATAGGGGTTGATGGCAGACCTATAACCATTACGAATGCTTCGGCTCTCATCATTATGTACCGAGAAGCTGGGGCTACTTATTGGTCGCATAAGGAAATCCCCGTTGCGGCTTCTAACATTACAATCTCTCAGACGAAGGGAACATCTACTTCCTCGGTAATGTCTCAGGCGGCTGTTACGACAGCTCTTAGAGAACTGACTGACCAAGTAACGCAGGCAGTAGATACCTTAAAGTCTGGGCAGGGTGAGGAGATTAAGAAGGTTAAGAAGGGCTTAGAGGACGTAACTAAGGGACACGAAGAGACGACTAAAACCCTTGGAAAGACCTCCTCACTTCTAGCCACTACCTCCAAGAGAGTGTTTAATACCTTCTCCGCTCTAGAGGGAGGGTACCCCAATATCTTACAGAGTGAAGCTCCCTCTGGGTACTTGGTAGTTTACCTAAAAGACCTTGACGCATTTGCGGCTAAAAAGGATAGTAACTACTACGCTAAGTGGGACACTGCCCTCTTCTATATGGACAACAACCGCCCCAATAGAGAAGCTATCTATGGGATGGGTGAGGACCTCTATGTGTTTAACTCTGTTGGAGTGTTCACCCTTGTGGGTAAAAACACGAAGGAACTTCTTACCACTCTTGATGAGAGACTAACCTCTATGGAGGCACTCAAGAGTAAGACTGCTCCTATCGTAGGTTGTAAGTCGGTGCTTGAGGCAGGTGTTTCTCCTTCGTCTGATGGTGTGTACCTACGAAAGAACGCAGGTGGTAAAGTCTCTGAGGTTGTTACGATGGAGACAGGTTCTACTTCTGTTACTTCACCTAAAAAGGGAGTACTCTATCAAGTAGGGCAAGAGTTCTATGCTTTTAACGGGTCCCATCTTGACCTCTTTGGTGCTTCTAAGGGTGGCTCGGGTGATGGTAGTGGTAGCGGTTTCTATAACGTCACCACGGAAATTCCCCTTGGTAGTGGTTTCTACACCCTAGCGACAGCTCTCCAAGCTATGCAGGATGCCGAGTACCCCGATGAAAGAAAGAAGGGCGCAATTATAACCTTTGAAACCAAGAGTGGTGTATGGGAAGACTATCGCTTCGCAGGTACTTCTATTACTAGCTTCTTCGTAGAAAGCTCTTGGGAAAAGTATGGTGCTAAGGGTGCTGTGCGCTCTATCAGCTTTAATGTAGGTACTAAACCTGCTGAGAAGAAACTTCCAAACGCTAGCGGTGAGGTTACTATCTCCATCCCTGAGGTTGCTGTGGAGAATAGTGTAACTCCTAACTCTACCAATGCGGTTCAGAGTGGGGCAGTTCATTCCGCTATCCAACAGCTCAAAAAGGAAGCCGTCGGTGGTATCAAGGTTGAGGAAGAAGGGGAAGGTGCTGACAAGGTCTACCGAATTGTTGTGAACAATATGCTTGGGGAAGAAATCTCTACCGAAGGTCCTATCACAGGTGGCGGTGGAGGTTCTCAAAGTGCAACCAAGATTGTCCTTACCCGTATAACTCCCAACCTTAATGTAAAGGCTGGGGATGAGGTTGCTCTTGTCTACTCCTATGACCAAATCAATACGGAGACCAAGGACACTACGGGGAACCCTGCTAAGGCTGTCGTAACTATTACTAGAGGGGCTACTTCGTACTCTTTTGAGTCAAACGTAGCGGCTGGTAGTACTCAGAAGATTGACGCTACTAAGTTCGTGGGTGTTGGTACTAATAATATCCGAGTGCGCTTAGAGGTCGGTGCAGGTAGTGATAGACAGGTTGCTTCGGCTTCGTGGACGGTGAATGTAATTCAGCTGAAACTTACTAGCTCATATTCTATCTCTACCCTCACGGAGAGAGGTAAGTCCTTGTCTATTCCCTATGCTTTGTCGGGTAGTGGTAGTAAGGTTCTTCGTTGCTATGTCAATGGCGCACCAACCGAAGACAGAACTATTACCGCATCCTCGGCCAACGGGGCGTTTACGATTGACACAAGCAGAATGTCCCACGGCTCTAACTCTGTACAATTAGTTGCGGAGCTTGAAGTTCTAGGCGGTGGGACTATTAAGTCAAACAGCATCTACTTTGATGTAGCCGTAGTCACTAAGGGTATTAACAGACCTATTGTTTGTACCCGTTTTGACTATGCAGATGGTAGAGTTTATACCGCTGGGCAGAGACCTGAATTGGTCACTAAGCAGTTTGACACCTATACGTTGAGCTATGCTGTGTACAACCCTCTTGAGACCCCAACGGCTGTTGCGGTATATGAGGGTGATGAGGTAGTTGCTTCTGCTAAGGTTTCCTTCGTGGACAATGAGCTTCAGTTACGTAGTAATAGGGAAGGGGAACGCTCCTGCAAAATTGCTTGTGGCGATACCACGTACACCTATACCTTACAGGTAGGTAAGACGGACCTTAATCTTACGGAACCCACCGATGGTTTGAAGTTGCATCTATCCGCACAAGGTAGAAGTAACTCTGATGTTAAGAGAGACTCTTGGACGTACAACGGAGTAACTACCGACTTTAGTGGCTTTAACTTTGGTGGTGATGGTTGGATTAACGGAGCGCTTCGTCACAAGGGGGACGCTGTATCAGTAGTAAACTACAAGCCTCTTCAGCAGGTACTCCCAACAACTAATGCGTTTGCGTTCTCTATCAGATACAAGTGTAGTGAGGTAGTAGACCACGATGCAGTAGTTGTGTCTTGCGTAGACTCTAGAGGAACTGGGTTTGAAATTACTCCTAGTGAAGCTAGACTAATCACGAGCGGTAATAGTAAACTCGCTATGAAGATGGCTTCAGACGTTCCTTACGAGGTTACGTTTGTGTCGTTCCCCCAAAGTAAATCAGAGTCTTCAGAGTACGAGAAGAATAACTCTGAAATGGTTTACCTCTATATCAATGGGGTAATGTGTGCTGGGGTGCAGAGAGGTCCTACTGATAGTGTCTATCAAGCCACTCCTATGCCTATTAAGATAGGTTCAACGAAGGCTACGATAGATGTTAATTCTATTAGAGCGTACAATACGTTCCTAACTGATGACCAGGTACTCTCCTTGTACATTCTTGGTCAGCCCAAGGTGGACGACCTTATCGCAGAGTACAAGCAGAATGATGTCCTTAACTCCGAAGGGGACATTAGCGTTGAAAGTGCTCCTGCTGGACTTCGTGTTGTAATTATTACAGGCACTCACTCAAGTGGGATGCCTACCGCTCTTTATGCGGCAGTGAATAACAACAAGAAGACGAAGTTTGATGTATCTGAGATTTTCACCTTTGTGAAGGGTGGTGTCCCCGAACAGAACTTCCGTCTTATTGGTGGGTGTATAGCCCTTCAAGGAACTTCGTCTCTTGCTTACCCCACTAAGAACTACCGCATCTATACCTACGATAGCTCTAAGGAGAAAAAGCTGGGGCAGTTGTTTGTAGGTTGTGATGAGAATGGTGCAGGAGGTACTCTCAGAGAAAGTGGTAAGTGGACGTTCCGAATTGCTAAGGATGGTATGCCTGCTGGTGCAGACGTAAATTGCTTCTGTCTTAAAGCGGACTTTGCCGAAAGTTCAAGCTCCCATAATACGGGGATGGCTCGCCTTGTCCACAATACGCTTATTAAGGCAGGGGAACTTACACCACCGCAGAAGCACGTAGATAGAAAACGCTACGATAAGGATGTGCGTACCACCGTGGACGGAGAGCCTTGCTTGCTCTTCTATCGTGGTTCAGTAGATGAGACTCCTAAGTTCCTTGGGAAATTCAACTTTAACAACGATAAGAGCACCGAGGATGTCTTCGGGTTCTTGGGTATTCCTGGGTATCACGATGCTACTTGGGTAACGACTAAGTTCGGAGGTAAGAACCCAACCGAATGTTGGGAGTTCCTTAACAACGACTATCCAATGGGTAGCTTTAAGGACTCTGACTTTGACGCTAAGGCATCTGATGGTACGCCTAATTGGATGAAGGTGTTTGAAGCACGCTTCCCCGATGACAAGGGAATAAACGCTAAGTATGCTGATGGGACACTGAAACCTAAGTATCTTGAGCCTCTTGTCAAGTGGGTACACTCTACGGACACTCTCGCTAGTGGGCTTTCTGCAAGTGCAATCACTCAGAGAAAAACTAAGTTCAAGAGAGAGCTTGGTGACTACTTTGATATAGACTACCTCTGTGACTACTATGTGTTCACGGATATGTTCGCTTGCTGTGACCAGCGTGTGAAGAATATGATGATGAGTTTCTTCTACGAGCCTAAGCGTGACAAGGTACTCGCCTATATGATTTTCTATGATAACGATACTATCCTAGGTGTCCGAAATGACGGGAGACTTCGTTATCATTGGGACATTAACGAGGAGACCATTGACACCGAGCTGTCCGTAGGAGGAAAGACCGTCTATGCTTTCGCTGGGCACGATAGTGTTCTGTGGAAGAACCTGCGTGAGCAGTTCCCCGATGAAATCAAGAAGGCATATCTCCGTATCAGAGCAAAACTCTCTAATGCGGACATCCTTCGTATGTTTAATGACGAACAGAGTGAGCGTTTCTGTGAGCGAGTATTCAATGTGGACTCTCTTAGAAAGTACATTGACCCCAAGACTAAGGGTGTCTCTGTTATCCGTGACGGGAGAGTTACTACGCAGACGTACTCCTACCTTGAAAGTATGCAGGGGAACAGAAAGTCGCACAGAGAGTGGTTCATCTATAACCGAATGGCTCTGTTTGATGCTTGGGCGGCTACGGGTCAGTACACTGCAACGGACATCGCTTGGAAGGGTAACTCTGAAGCAGGTGCTACTATTCGTGCTGTAACGGGTAGAGACTTCTATCTTGAGTTCAAGAGAGAGGGAACCTCTATGGTTCATAAGAAGGTGCAGAAGGGAGAAGAGTTCGTGTACCGCTACACTCAGGTAGCAAATATCGGTACCATCTTCCATCTGTATGGTGGGCAGTGGATAACGAAACTTGACCTCTCTGATTGGGGTGGCTTCACGAATTTGGACATCCCCAATATGCCCGTGCTTGAGGAACTGATTATGGGTAAGGAAGGAAAGTCCTATGGTCTGACAGAGTTCGCCATTAGAGACAACCTGCCTATGCTCAGAAAGCTCGCTCTTAATGGGTATGAGAACCTTCCTTCACTTAGCTTAACAGGGTGCTCTAGACTTGAAGAGGTTGATGCACGTGGGTGTAACTCTCTTTCGTCTATTCTCTTTGGAGAAAGCTCCGCTGTCAAGGTGGTGAAACTCCCTAATAACTACCAGACCCTATCTCTTGTGTCGTTACCAAACATCACGAGAGCGGGTATTGTATTTGGTGACGTTAGTCGCCTTGTTGGTCTTAGAGTTGAAAATTGCCCCAAGCTATCGGGGACGGACCTCCTCAAGGAAATACTTTCGGGTAATAACTCCTTGAAGTATGTTCGTATCAATATCGGCTCTATTACAGGTGACGGGTCTGAACTTGAGGCTTGGTATGCTAAGGGACTTGGAGGTATCAACGCTGATGGAACGGAGAATGTTTCTAAGTGTAAGCTCCTAGGTAACTACCAGCTCACTAAGTACCTTGACGAAGCTGTGTTTGAGAAGTACAGAGAACGCTTTGATGAGCTTAACATTCGTCAGCCTCAGTACACAGTTGTTGAGCTTGATGATGCGGTGGCAACTCCAGCTAAGCTCTCCAATCTTGACAACAAGACGGGGTATAAGTTCGGTAATGCCTATAAGCCCTCTGCACATATTGCGGCCATCCTTAAGGCTCGCTTCCCTTGCTTAGCTAAGCAGGAGCGAAAGTCTAAGGGAGTTATGAATATCTGCCGTCTTAGAAAAGATACCTTCTTGAAGTATGACGACAACGAGATACAGAGTAATTGTACGGACGCTCAGGTTGATATGACGCAAGGTGACTTGATGATATATGAGCCAGAGTATTGGTACAAGGGAGTAAATGACGTAAAGAGTATGAAGAAGTACTTCTGCTACGCATACGGCGTTAGACCTGATAACCCCTCTTCTACGAAGTTTACTATTGAGGACCTACGAAGAGCAGGTAACGAGGTGCTGAACAATAAGTGCTCTCCAAGCTCTACCGCTAGTAACTCTATTTCTCCAGATACGACTAGAAACACTTATCGTGTTTCTGTCAAGGGTGGACGAAAGGTGCGTGTCCCAACTTCAGGGGGTTCAGAAGGTGTTTGCTTAGTAAACGGCAGAGGAAACGTTATCTCATCGTTTATCCCCTCCCTCAATGACGGGTCGTTCTCCGTGGGGATGTATATAGTGCTAGACGTTGTAGAAGGGGCTGAATGGTGTTACTTCTCTGTACCCAACACTCCAGAGTTGCTGACCTCTCCAGACCTATATGCTGTGCTGTCTTATACGGACGACATCACTGATGTAGAACCCGAGTGGGTACACCATAAGGCTACACTTGTTGGAGCGTTTAAGACTACCTCTATCAATGGGCGTTCTGGCTCTGGTGCGGTTAAGGACAACCCCTTGGCTAGTGTTCCTACGACAGGTATACCTTTTGATAACCACGTCAATGTACTAGCCTCAAGAGGTCTGAAGGTGTTCTCGTATGATGAGTACAAGAACATCATTAACCTAGTGTACGTTGGAAGGGGTTCTCTGCAAGGGTTCTTGTGGGGAGAAGTGAACTGGAACGGCGGTAGAGTAGTACAGGGAGAAGCCCTAGAAAGTGGTATGTCTGACATAACGAAGAATAACAATGTATGGGGGTTCTGGAAAGAAAACGGAGTCTCTAAGGAGTGGATTCGTTGTACTACCATTAAACTTATGGGTTATGAACTTCTCAACGCTGGGTGCTTTAATAACCTTGGTGGAAGTCTGTGTTTTGGTAACTCTGAAAAGCAAGATGGTTTCTTCCTAAGAGCTACTAGAGGTGACGGGGCAACTACACAGATAATCCTTTGTAGGTCTTGGGAAACCTACGTACAGAGAGTTCGCCACGAGAAGTACATGGACATTCTTGGTATTACTCCACAAGGGACAAGTGCTGGGTCTAAATCAACCTACTACACAGGGTATACGAGCTTATGGGGTGTTACTTCAGAGAAACTCCCATTAGTCTTAGGCCATAATTCAGGTGACGCAGGTGTCGTCTTCTTTAGAACTAATGATACCGCTAGAGCACTGAATTACCTCGTTGTGCGTACTATGTACGATGGAGAAATCCGTGAGGTGAAGAGTGTACAGGAGTTCATTAACATAACAGATTTCTTATAATGGAATACTTAGTAACGAAAGGAGTAGAGGGGGCAACCCCCTCTCTACTTCCTTATAACGAGGTAAAAGGTGAGTGGATACTTTCTTGGGTATTCGGAAACGACTTAATTCAAGCGGTGCTCCCTTATAAACCCACCATTGACCAGGTAAAGGCGATAGTGGTTGATTGGTATAAGACGATGACGGACGCTGAGGTTCTTAAGGGCTTTGAGTGGAAGGGGTTGTTTGTGAACCTCACTAATGAGGATAAGCTGAACTACAAGGTCCTCTACGACATTGCCTATCAGACCCAAGGGAAAAGCCTTCCTACGACTATCAAGTTTGGTACAGATACAGAACCACAATTCCACGAGTTCACAACGCTTGAGGAGTTCACGGAGTTCTACCTTACCACACTAAAGTTTGTGGAGGGGGTCTATCAGAAATGGTGGCAGGCTAGAGCGTCCATTGATTGGAGCAAGTACGAGAATTTGGTTTAATTCTATCTAATTAAAGAGAATTATGAGTGTGAAACTTATTATGGTTCTAGCTTCTCTAGGACTTCTAATCGGGTACTTAGTGTACTCCTTCATAGTGTTTAAGGAGCTAACTCCTAGTATCTCCGACACGTACCACTACCATAAAGAGCGGGGTAAAGGGGCTTGGTTGTTCACAGCAGTACTTGCTGTATGTGCGGCTACCATTATGCCCATCCTGCTAGGTGCTTCTTCGGAGGGTACAGAGTTCCTTGCCTACTTAACTTGTGCGGCTACTATCTTCGTAGCGGTAGCCCCTAACTACAATATGCCCCTAACCTATGAGGTACATTTTGGTGCGGCAGTAGTTGCTTGTGTGGCATCCTTCTCTTGGTGCTTGAGCACAGAGTATTGGTATCTGTCTTGCATAGTATTGGGGGTATGTTTATCTTTGTGTGTAGTTAAGCCGAAATGCTGGTTACTCTTTGTAGAGTTAGGCGTGCTACTTTCTTTGTACCTAACGCTTGCCACGATATTGGCGTAGATGTTTGCTTTAGTAGAACGACAAATGGGGTTAAGAGCAATCTTAGCTCCATTTGTTTTTCTCGTTAGTTATGCGTATATTAAAGTATAAATAAGTACCAAATATGCTAACACTTATACCCATACTTTTCCCCTCGGGTGATGTCCTAGAGGGAACAACAATCAAGGAGGAACAACCTACGTGTAAGGCTCCAATTCCACCACGTGGTGGCTTGTTCTCTTCTCCCCCACTTTATGCCCTCTCTAAAAATGGAAATGTACGTACGTATTACGTGCGTGTATATATGCAAGGAGGTGTTCCTATTTTGGAGACTGAGAAGATAATGACCATCGGTGGAAAGAGCACCTTTGACAGGTACGCTTACACAGAGGGAGTGAACGAAGGAAAGTCCAACTATAAGTCTCCCGAAGAAAAGGCGGTGTTTGACGCAGAGTCTCTCGTAAAGAAGTTGCACGATAAAGGGTTCTCTTATGAACCTCCAAAGGGAGAACACAACACTGATGCAAATGGTAAGATGAAGCCTATGCTTGCATGCGGTTTCTCCGCACAGAAGATTGTGTTCCCCTGCTTCGTACAGCCGAAGTATGATGGCGTGCGCTGTATCATCTTCTCAGATGCTGAAGGTGTGCACATCTTATCCCGTAATGGGAAGCCCTACAAAATTCCCCACATTGAAAAGTGGGCTAAGGACAACCTTGACAAGTTACCCTTAGACGGAGAGCTGTACTGCCACAAGGAGCTAACGTTCCAAGAGATAATCTCTGCGGTTAAGAAGGTATCTGACCTCACCTCTAAAATTAGGTTTGTGGTTTACGATAGACCTATTCAAGGGGCTAACTACGCTGAACGACAGAAGAGCTTGTGTGAGGACTTCAAGGGTGTCTCCGAGGACTCTATCGTGTACCTTAGCCCCACATATACCGCTGATACTCTTGAGGAGGTTCAGAACAAACACGATCAATTCGTAAGTCAAGGTTACGAAGGGGCAATCATCCGAAACACCCGAGGCCTTTATGAGTTTGGGTTCCGAAGCAATGACCTAATAAAGCTGAAAAGGTTTGATACTGAGGAGTTCCCAATAGTTGATGTCGTAGAGGCATCAGGTAGAGACGAAGGAACTGCTATCTTTGTATGTGAATGTGCAGGTGGAAGGTTCAATGTGAAACCACAAGGAACTAGAGAATTGCGCACTAAGTACTTTATGAACAAGGAGGAGGTTATCGGTAAGGTAGCCACCATTCAGTACCAAGGACTATCTGATGATGGCATACCTCGTTTCCCCTCCGCAATAACTATTAGAGATTATGAATAGTGAAAAGGTTGTGGTAACTTCCCTCGGAGAGGATGACCTTCTAGAGGCTGGCGTTCCTTCTGAACTTATCAGCGACAAGTTAGTAAAGAGAGTAGCTAACCGAATGAGAGAGCTAACGTCCGAAGCATTCAAGGAAGACCTTGAAACAGCACTCATTGATTTAGGTGTTCATCTTGACTAATGGAGATACAGATAAACTCCTCGGTGCTTATTCACGGAGACTCTTGGAGTAGGGTTGTGCAGGCTGGTACTCGTGCAGCCATTGTCGGGAATGAAGCACGCTTCTATGATACCACAAAGGTGATAGCAGTTTCTTACCCTCTTGATGTGTGTAGCAACAACCCAATGTTTACTACACGAAAGAGCTTAGAGGACCGAGAGGTCTCTCTGCGTGAGGTGAAACTTATCCTCGGCAAGCACTTATCTGAGGACCAGCTAAAAGTAACCCTTGAAGCAATAAACAACTTATAATGGCATTAGACAAAAACAAAACCGACCTTGCATTAGGTAGAGCAGTTCACGAACACTTAAAGTCTATGGGAGTGGAGACACCTATGGTGCGCCTTATTAAGGAGGAAGATACTCTCCGAGAAGACACTGAAAAGCTGTTCAGCCTCCTTCACCATAATCTTGGTCTGGACCTAACAGATGAGTCTCTTATGGAGACACCTCGCCGATTGGCTAAGATGTATCACTCTGAGTTATTTTGGGGGTTGGACTACAAAAACTTCCCCAAGATTATGACCATCGGTAACTCTATGGAGTATGGTAGTATGGTACTTGAAAGAGGTATCAGTGTAAAGTCTATGTGTGAGCATCATTGGATGCCCATTCGTGGTCAGGCTTACATAGCGTACATTCCCGAGGGGAAGGTGATTGGACTCTCCAAACTTAATAGGGTTGTAGAGTTCTTTTGCCGAAGACCCCAGGTACAAGAACGCTTAGTAGAGCAGATTTACCACACGCTTAGTTACCTCTTAGAGACTGAGAATGTTGCTGTCGTCATCAAGGCGGAACATTTCTGTGTTAGTTTCAGAGGTAAGGAAGACGAGGGCGGTGACACACTAACCTCTAAGCTCGGTGGGGTATTCTTTAACGGACCTCTTAGGGCTGAGTTCTTACAAGCTATCAAAATATGATGGACGTAGTGGTACTCCTCAACACCTTGGGTGCTGGGGAGTTCCTCTTTGAAAGGAGCAACGCTACCATAGGCATATCCGTTAGGGGTGTTAAGCAAGACACCTGCTGGAGGATGTTCGCAAAGGTCACTACACCACATTACGCCTTTGGGTGCAACAACATTCAAAGGCCATCATCATCTACTGAGAAAACCCTCGTGATGGAGGTCCTCCTAAAAGCACTATCCACCGCTGTTAGTGTTGGAGGGGACACCATCTACTTAAAAGAAATCATACGACAATGGAGTCAGTAACGACAGACCCCGTAGCAAAAACGGGTGAAAGACTGATGTTGAGTTCCCTACAAGGGGCAATAATAGAGGAAGGGTCCGTCCTAATCTATGAAGGTAATCTTGCACAGGAGGTATTCTTTCAGTTAGGTCGTCGCATCAAGGTAAATTACTTTCTTGAGAAGGAGCTTACGTACATAGACGGGTCTCTACAGTCTGTATCAGGAAGTAAGTTGTACCCAGATGAGTACCCTCTTAGGATAATTCTATCGCAGTGTAGAGTTCCTACGAAAGAGGAGTTCACTAAGTATAACGAAACAGCTAAGGTAGTATGAGTTTACACGAAGTGCTGAAAGGTGAGGTACTCGTAGCAAGAGTAAACACCATAGACTATATGTTTGAGGTTCCCAAGGGGGTCTACGACACAAACCCAAGGACAATCATTGGTTTTGTTGGCGGTTCAGTTATCCGAATAGGTCACACAGGTCTTTTTGTCTATGTTGTAAGCGACACTGACGCTATGAAGCTATGCTTCACTTTGGGGAACTCACGAAAACCAACAGAGGAACAGCTAAAACTCTACAATGAAGCCTGCACGATATGAAACAGACCACTACAACTAACCTACCTTTTCAGAGTGGCGGAGTAAAAAGGCTCACTGAAAGTGAAATGTACAGAATCATAGCCGAACGTGTTCCGATGGAGGAGAGAGTTCGCTTCACGTACATTCCCCAAATTCTGATAGACGTGTGCTTCCAACTATTGGGTAGTGCTTTGGACGCTCTTAGTTACGCCCGTATAGAGAAGACGAAAGCTATCAGTCGTGAACTCCGTGAAGCCATAGCGCAACACGAAAGGGACTCTATCAATGTTATGAAGGCGGACCTATACCGAAAGGTACATAGGGATGCCACAGAGTTCCTCTCCTCCATAGAGAAGGATATAATGATACACCAATTTCAGTATGATGAGCTTTTACTGAAAAACCGCATACCTCTAACCAAGGAGGAAGCTCACGTTGCTCGTATCACTTATACCGCACGTGACATAGCTGGGTACGTTATAACCTTTGACAGAGAGGTAGCCCGTAAGATTGACTCGTACTTAGGTGAAGGGGTTAAGTACTCTCCCGAGGACTGCATCTATTGCACCAAGGTGGTAGAAGCCTTAGACAAACTCCTTAAAGTACTTGGCGCACCATTGAAAATGGAGAGCAAGAACATCACGCTATCTTATAACATCTTCAAGAACAAGGTAAATGGGATTACCCTTTTCGATTTCTAATGGGTTCTCTACCACTGCAACAGCTCTTAAGAAGGGGACCGTCCTCCGCCACAGGATTAGTGGAGTATCGGAGGTCTTGTTCTCCTTAAATAGCGACTACACTATTGGTGACGGGAGGAACGTTCTTATCCCATCACCCGATAGTATTGTCATAAGCACGGAAAAGGGGATGCTTAAGCACCCCGAGTTGTATAAACGCTTAATTGAGCACCTAACTTTTAGTGAGGAGCACCTATACTTTTCAGTTGTGAGGAAAGAAGCTACACTTAGTGCATACAGAAAGGCGTGCGCTCCAACGGAGACTGCTACACACAAAGTAGCTAAGGCTGATGACCACTTCGGAGTGGAGGTTTACATAAGGAGCCTCGATGGCATTTGGGAGTGGTACAGAGGAGTTTTCCAACTATACGATAAGATAGACCCACACACTCCAGAGAAGCTCCCCTTGGTAAGAGGTAGCTTGGTGTTGGTGAAAAGTAAACACTCAGGTAGGGTCCTCAGTATGTTAGATGGTGAACCCGTAAACGGGTGTGAGGCTTCTACGTTCCTTAGTGATATAGAGGAAGTACTCATAAGTGGGGTAAAAGCTGTGGGGGTTAGTACCATATACTACTTTTCCCCCTCAGAGGAAGAATGTACGTGGTATGAAGAAGCAAGTTCGGTATGAAGACTGATGTAGTTGTAGCCCGAAAGGGTGACATAGTTATGGCACGTGGGAGTAACTTAGTGGTCATCTATGAAACCTCTGGAGACATAATGGGTGTTTTAACCTCTACGGGGCATGGGGAGTATCAACCAACAAGAGCACTCCCAAGTGCCGTATACGGCTCTATCATCTATATGCAGGAAGGGAACACCGAGTTCCAACAAGTCACTCATGAGACCACGGAGGCTATCCTGCAAAACTTCATTTGTGGAGAAGACTATCAAAACCCTTATGTAGTTATGAAACTATCAGAGGAAGCTATAAGTAAACACTACAACAAGATTCCAACTATATGAGTAAGGAAGTAGTTTGTCTCGGCATTATGATAATCATCGTTCTTGGGCAAGCCTTGATGATGGTTATTGGGTATTGGAGATACCTCCGAGAGAAAACCACGCCCAAGAATGAGTTCTACACTGACTATGTTAGAGGAAGTCTCATTCTTAGGGTGTACAGGTACGAGTTTGAGTTCCAAGCAATCGGTGACGTAAAGAGTTACGAAATCTTGGACGGGGGTAATATGTCCGCCCTATATAAGTGGGCATTACTAAAGCGGCGAAACGCAAAATGAACGAGGTAGAACTTGAACGAAGGGCGGAGGTCCTTGCGAAGTACATCGGTTGCTCAGCGAAAGAGGTTGAGTACCATAATGAGTTTGGAGTATTTGAAGTATCTTTGGAGTACTTTAATGTCGTCCCCGAGGATAGTGATAAGTACTCCGCTCAGGATAAGGTGTTCTTCACAGAGTGGTATTATGATATGCACACTCCAGAGTACAAGACAACGCTAGACGAGTACGAAATCTATTCAGTAGACATAATGATATAGTATGAACAGAGAAACAAATCACGTAGAAGAGGAGCTTGCTAAAACTCTGCAAACCCTCTTAGAGGAAGCCTCTAGGGAGACAGCCATCCACTACCCCGAGTGGAGACAGCGCACTGCAAACCGAGTTGAAAACGGGAACTGGGTGTCCGCTTTCTATCGGGAGAAGGGCGATGAAATCGTAGAGGTCCTGCAAGTCAAACAAGAGAAATGTGTTTACTCAGGTGTACCTACACTAGTGTGGTCAGCATCGGGTGCCATCTTCTCTGAAGAGAGTAAATACCCTAGAACAATACTAATTTATAAGCGAGCTTTGAACTATGTTGCAACTAAGAGCTAGACGAGTTATTGACGCAGAGTTGATGACTTACTCGGAGTACCTTGAAAAGTACTACGGAGACCCAACACCCTACGAAAACGGCGACAGAGAGGGGGTGTGCCTTCTGTATAAGAACGCTAACAATGAAGTCGCCTTTACAGAGTGGCTACCAAAAACCCTCTGTGAAGAAATCTACGAATGCGTAGACTAGAAATACCGCATAAAATCTTTGTGGTAAACTCATAGGTAGGAGTGATGAACCTGCCTATAATGGGTTAGTATTAGTAGTAGGAAGGGAGTTTGTCGGGAGACAGGCTCCCTTTCGTTTTTGGTATATGCAACCTAAAAATTCAATTTGTTGCGGGTAAAATTTTGGCGGGTAAAACTGCTTATAGGCGGTAAGGGTAACAAAAGGGCGCAAAAACTACTCTATATCTAGGGAGTAATAGTATAACATCTGTATAAGGTAGCTGTGTGCAACCAATAGAACAATAACAAAATCGGCGGTTGTGATTATAATACGCAGAAAGCGGTGGTGAAAAGGAAACAGATTCGCGGCTTGAAATGCTGTTGTGTTTATTTAGTATATGAAATAGTAGTATGTATAACGAATGTATTGGTATTGGATAGTAAATATGTATATGCAACTATGTGCAACTATATGCGTGGGTAAGCCCTTTGGGTTTTAGAGTAGCGAAAAGCCCGTAGCCACTGGGTTTGCGAAGGGTTTGCTTATATTGTATTAGGTATATACTTATAAGTAATTAGAAATTAGAGTAACTGCATTTTATAGCGTTTTTAGGTAGTTTTTAGGTGGTTTTTGTGTATCAAAGTGTCGTTTTTATAGGGGGTCAAACACCCCATTATCAGGTAGTTACGAAATTAGAGGTACTTTTTCTGAATAGGTTTTCATTGTAATCGGCGCTAATTTAGTTTTTCTAGGCGTAATTTTAGTTTCTAACTGCGTAATTTTAGATTTCAGCGTTCTAATTTTAGTTAGTAACTAGATTAATTTAGTTTTTAATTAGAGTAACTTAGTTTTCTACGCAGAAAAACTAGCGTAATTTGTGTGCGCAATTCTAATTTGAAATTAGATGCGTAGTTTTCTAATTAGTTTTCTAATTAGGTAAGTGTAATTCTAATTAGATTACTATTGTAATAACTAAAAGCGCATTCTAATTTTCTAGATTGCGTTTTCATTTTCTATTTAGGTGTGTAGATTACATTCTAATTTCTAATTTGATTAGCGTTTTCTATTCTAATTAGCGTTCTAAACTAGTTAGCGCTCTAATTTTTCCAAGCGCAATTCTAACTTCAATTCAGATAAAGCGCAATTTTGGTTTCTAATTTTCTAACTAGCGTTTTTGCGCATTAGATTTCTGTGTGATTTTCTAATTAGAGTATAACTACAATAAGAATTACGTACTGAAATTAGAATTTGCATCTAAAAACTACTGCGGAAATTAGAATTTGCTCCCAAAAATTAGCTTGCGTATCTAAAAACTACAAAGCGCAATCTAAAAATTAGCGTGCGCAATTTGAAATTAGAAGTTGTGTTTGTAATTTGGCGGAGAAAACTATATAATATATTATATATATTATATAGAACTGCGGTTTCTAATTGGAATTACTCTAATTTTTCTTGGCGCATTCTAATTTACACGCAGATTAGAATGATTTTTCTGCTCAGAAATCTAATTTTCTAACTAGGTAACTACTATTACATACGGATACACTACTAATTTTAGCTCAAGATGCTCGTAAACTACAAAGCGCATTCTAATTTTTGGGCGCATAGAGTAGTTTTACTTGTAGGTAAAGTAGTTTTGCAACTAGAATTGCGGAGTAAAACTGAAATTAGATGCTCATTTATGTAGTTAGCACACTTATTTATATAGTTAGAGCTATATAATAGTAGTATAAGAGCTGAATTATAGTAGTAGGTAAGTAGTATATGTATGCAATTCATCTGAAAACTAACTTAGGTAACAGCGTTTGTGGCGTAAAAGCGGTAAAAGCACTGGGAAATCATTGGGCGCACTATAAAAATGTAGTTAGGTAAGCGTAATATCATAGTATAAGTATATAATATATGCTGATGGAGCACACTGCGTGGCATAGAAAGGAAAAATTTCGGCGGTGAAACGCTTAATAAGCACCTATAATACTATTATAAGAGTAAGAACATACATAATACCATATAGGTAATGGATGAAAAGTAAACAAAAACGCCAAAGGTACCCCCGTGTGGGTGTTTTTATGGAGGGAGACCCTGGGGTGCGTGGCAAAGAATGCCCAGAATTATGGCACCCTTGTGCTAGTGTCTGTTCCCCACCCCTTAAAGAGGGGGCGATGTGGTGCGTATCTGGCGGTAGTCCGCTTATATTAGAAAATAGAAATTAGAAACATGGACATTTTTAGTTAGTGTATATATGCGTACTATTGTGGTGGTATAGTGGTGGTGTGGTATGGTGGTGTCGTGGTGTGCTTCTGTGGTGTCTTGATATGGTGGTGTGGTGGTTCGTTCGTGTGGTGGTGTACTATGTAAGTGTACAACGCTGCTCCTTCGTGCGTGTGCGTACGTGTGTGCATACGTATAAATATGCCCCGTGGTGCAATGTGCCTAACGCCCTAAAACACGCCCAAACGCCCCCAAAACGCCCCGTTTTCCCCTTGCTTTGCCCCTACTTTTGCCCGTATGTACCCCGTTTGCCCTTGCTGATGAAAAATTTTTCTACTTGTAAGTGCTTATAAACTAACTACTTACAAAAAAGTTTCACCCAAACGCCCTAAAATGTTTGTTAGTTCAACAAAAGTTACTATCTTTGTATTGTAATCAATGACCAACCAATAACGACTAAGTGACAGAAGTAGTGGTTATGATGGTCAATGTAGTGGTAAATGTTACACGTGTGTGACGAACGCCACTGGAGCTAAGCAAGCGGCTTACTCAATTTGGTGTAGTAACTTATTACTAACTCTAGATATAATTGAAATTATGCGTACGAAAAACGTAAAGGTGTTCCTTAGTGTACACGAAGAGGCTACGGAGCTGATGTTCCACATTCGTGTGGAAGAGTTTCATTTCCAAGGAGAGTACTACAACCTCCGAGAAGAACCTATCGTGTCTGTAACTAAGAGAGTTCCTAAGAAGAAGCGTGAAAGAGAAACGCTCTCCGCTTTATTCGCTGAAATACGAAGCTCCCTCAAGGGGCTTGACCTCGGCGAGTATCGTCTTGATGATGTAGAGGAAAACGATATGTTCGGGCTTCTACTGAGAGACAACGGGAGACGTGGTGCATACGTTATTGACGAAGGTGATGACGCTCCCCTTTATGGGAAGCTGAGCCACGCTCTATACGAACGTATGTGTGAAAAGAAAGTTCTGTTCGCCACAGAGGACGCAGAAACCGAAGCGCTTCTACGTGCTGTAAATTGGCTTTACGCTCGTCAGCATCAGTGCTACTATGAAGATGGTGCGCTGGAAATGACTGAGAAAAAGTTCATGCGGTACTCAAAGAGCCTTGATAAGGACCTTCTTGAGGAGCTGAAAACGATAGCCACGTTCGATAAGGACTTCTCTGACTTCAAACTAAAGAAAAAATCACCTCTGACCACAGACTTCTATCTGTTTGCTCCTGCAAATGGGTTCATCCTAGAGAAGTAGGTGGAATTTCCCAGTGCTGACGGAGCCTTAGTGGAGAGCGACACTCCAGCTGGGAACAATGGCAGAAGCAAGAGGCAGATGTCAGTTAGTAACCACTAAAAATTTTGACTTATGGGCGTAATTGAGCCTTATGACCCCAGTGTGCTGGCGGATACGTGCCCTCGTGGCTATGAGGTCCGCTTTACACGCAAAGAACGGAGAAAAATGCGACTACTCGCTTCTCTTGAAGCGGTTTTGCGTAAAAACAAGCTCCGTGCTAGGTATGGGGACTACTCGTATGAGTTTCGTAAAGGTCTTTTTGTGCTAGAGGTTGCAGTTGATGAAGCAAGCAACGGGTACGTTGTATATCAACAGCTGGACCAAGAGGTGCTAAAAACGAAAGACCTTGATAAAATCACTAATTACATCCAACGATGGCTAAAACAATTACGATTATAGAGCTGTGTGGGGAGGAGTATAAGTTTTTCCGCTCCCTAAAGGGGAGAGCTACGGATAAGTTTAACCGCTCCGTCAAGCTAGCCTATCGCTTTGATGAGCTTTCTGAAAAGTTTGATGGGATGATTGAGCGTGGTCGGAACACCTCTGACACCGCAAGACTTGCACTAGCGTGCAAGCTGATGATGTACACAGGCATCCGTATTGGTAACGAAGGTAGCTCTGAGGGCTATGTTACTCAGCCACACCCAAACAGCTCTAAAGAACCTGAGTTTGTACAAACGTATGGACTTACCACGCTCCTTCGTGAGCACGTGGAAGTAAAACGTGGTGTTGTATACCTGCACTTTCTTGGAAAGAAGCAGGTTGAAAACTCCTTCAAACTAGACAAAACGCTCTCTAAGCAGGTTCGTGCGCTTCTTAATGGTTATGAAGCGGAAACTATCTTTGACATAACGGCGTATGAACTTACTAAGTTTGTCAAGAAGTACGTGGGTAACACGTTTACCCCAAAAGACTTTAGAACGCTCCGTGCGAACATCGTAGCGTGGGATGCTGTAAAGGACATCCTTGAAAGGGAACTCCCAACGACTAAAAAACAGCGTCGTGAGGAGGTTAAAGAGGTGGCTACCTACGTTAGCGAACACCTCAATAATACCCCCAGTGTTTGCAAGGTAAGCTACATAGACTCGGCTCTGTGGGACTACCTAGAAGAACTAAGACAACTTCAACCCAAAAAGCGATAAAGCAATGAACAAGCAACGTATCATCGGCGACATCCTTGTCGCAACCACCCTCCTATTCTTTGAAGCTGTATGGCTTCTCACCATCTGCCTTAGTGGCGGAACATCAGTAGCGCAACTCTTCGGCGTAGTATCACCCCTCGCTATGTGGGTGTGCTATAAGCTGGACACCGACAAACGCTGGCTCGTCAAGGTGATGCGCTCGTACCGAAAGCTCCGTAACAAACTAGCCAAGTAAACTATGAGTGACAAGCAACTAATAGAAATCGGTCTTAGCGACCCCAAGCTCTACAAGCGTTCTGTTTGGAGGTCCGCTGAAAAGAAGATGGAAGCTCTCTTAAAGAAAACCCAACTGATAGAAAAGATTGACATCTTCGGAGGTCCAAAGTATCGGGTCACAGCCCCACTAACTAACGAACTACTAAACAAACTAATCTCTCTATAAAGATGAATACTCAAGCAACAGCCCCACAAGAAGTACAACAATGGTTTGATGAAGCCTTTGCTCCCGTGAAAGTAAAAGCTCCCAAGGTGACTAAGCCACGCAAAACCGCAAGCGAAGAAGAGCCTACGTATGAGTACGCTCGTAGCACCAAAGGGGAAGACTACATCGTAGACCCTGTAAAGAGAACCTGCCGTAAAGTAAGCCGTATCGTTAAGTCCTTTGACGAGATACCCGAGGACATCAGCGTGCTGGAAATGAGCATGACCACCTATCAGAGATACCTCAAAGACCGCTTCAACAACGAAGACGCTCCTATCAAAAAGGGCAAGCTACATTTCCGTGGTTATCGTATCTCCTGCACCAGCGAAAATGGCTTCCTCGTGGAAGATACCTTCAATAGATACGCTGTGGTAGATACCGAAATGGAGGGCATCCCTACTCCGAAAGAATTGGGTGATTGGTTTGAGAAGAAAAGCTCTAAGCGTTCCCATACACCAGAGGAACTCTCAGCCGCATATGAACTCGGGAAGAGTTTGACTAAGAAGGCAGAGGACCTCCCCGAAGAGCAGGAAGAGGTGGACTACGAAAACCTGCGCAAGAAGGTTATCCGACAGATTGACCGCATCTTGGAAAAGGTAGAACCTAAGTTTGACCCAGCAGAGTTCGTAGGTATGATACCTTTCCGCAAGTGGAACAGACGAGCTAAGGCTCTACTCCGCCAATGGGCGAACAAGGAAATTCGCTACGCAAAGTTCTTAAAGGAGCTTCGCACGATGACCGAAGAAATGGAGTTCGTAGTGGTCACACAAAAGAAGGTAAAGTTCAAGGGAGCAGTTCTCCCAGGATTTAAGACCATCGGACGACTCCTCGGTGATAAGCTAGAAGTAGATGGAGGTCTCATTGATTCCGTCCCCTTTATGACGGACTATATACTACACTACGAGCCAAAGGGTATGCCACAACTTATGCGCTACGCAAAGGGAATGTGTACGAAGCTGGAACTCATTGAGGACCCCATATATGTAGACCCCTACATTGAGTACTCTAATAAGGCTCTCCCCAACACAGCTGAAAACGCACAGCTCCTTAGTGCCTTCGCTGAAGCACTCGGAGTAGTTGCCCCACAAGACATACTCTTTGATGAGAGCCTTAATGTCGGTGACAAGATTCTGTTCTACGATATGGCTAACGATGAGTGGCGCACTACCAAAGTCAAGGACACCAGCGAGGGTATTGAAATCTCAGGTGGGTATGGACTTACCAAGTTCCACAAGTGGATTAAGCTCTAATAAAATAACGGGGGAGGTGAAATTCCTCCCCCACAACCAAATAAAGATTATGGGACTAGACATTTATTTCAACACGGAAGATGGACAGACTGAACTCGGGTATCTTCGTAAGTGTAACATCGTGTATGCACACTTCGCTGAGGTGATTGACGACGAGGAGAACGCACGAGTAACGAAGGAAGACCTTGCTGAGCTGGTAGAGCTTTGTAACAATGTTCTCACCAAACACGAGGAGCTAGGGATGGCTGAGGAGTTCGTAGAGTATGCTTCCGTCACCCTTCCAACACAAGGTGGTTTCTTCTTCGGGTCCACGGAGTATGGCGAGGACTACCTTTATCAGGTAGACAGAACCAAGGAGGTGTTGGAGGAACTCCTTCAGAAAGTCCAAGAAGGTGAAATCGTACTAATTGACTTTTGGTGGTAATATGGAAGTACAGATAGAAGACGTAAAACAGCAACTAAGAGAAGCTATCAAGGAACGCTATGGCTCTGTTGCCAACTTCATCAAGCACGAGGACTCTCAAAAGTACGGGGGTGTTAAACTAAGAACTTATCTGTACGATAAGGGTAACAACAGCTTAGTAGCCTTGGCTCCACTTTGTCAGATGTTTGAGATAGGTTCACTCTCTAAGAAGGTGGAGGTAGTTAGAAATGTTAGGTACTACTTGAAGACGCATAAGTCAAAGAGTAATAAGAAGTAGTGCCGAAGGGGGGTGTTCGGGCGACTGACATTCCCCTTTTTTAGTAACTTTGTGCAGACTATGTTAGTAAACTCTTCCAACATAAAATCAGCCGAGTACGATAGACGTACACTAAAGCTGACTATGGTGTTCATAAATAGACCTACGTGGGTGTACACATATAGCGGTGTATCTCTTAGAGTGTGGGGAGAGTTCCTGCGCTCCGAAAGTAAAGGGACATACTTCTCGCACAACATACGAGACGTGTTCCCCTACAAAAGAACAACTAAGAAGCGTCCTTAAAATGAGACAAACGATAACTAGAATTTGTGAGTTTGATGCGGCTCACAGAGTGATGAACGAGCGGGTCAAGTGCTACAACCTTCACGGGCATAGGTTCAAGGTGGAGATAACGTTCTCCTTTGAACAGACCGAGGAAATCGGGTACGCTATTGACTTCAAGGAAATCAAGCGCATCGCTTGTCAGTGGATTGACGAACATTTGGACCACGCAGGTATCTTTAACCCAGAGGACACGGGGTTAATTGATATGTGTAAGAAAGAGGGGTGGAGGTTATTCCCTATGGGTCTCGGTAATGAGGGGTACTGCAACCCGACCGCTGAAAATATCAGCGCCGAGCTGTTCGCCATCATTAAGGAGTTGATGAAATCTGAGAAGTTGCTAACTCTTGAGAACATCAGACTCTATGAGACTCCTAACTGCTGGGTGGACACGTCGGAACCCCCAGTGTACAAGATGACAGAAAAGTTTTTGAAGAGACTCCAAGAGTGGAGGCTTGACAAGGGAACTATGAACTATTCTAACAAATAAAAAGA